TCCCAGCCGGGAACGGTACGGCAAAATGATTGAAATTCTTGAATAACCACCCAAAGCGGTGCTGGAGAAATCCGGCACCGCTTTTCTGTTACATTCCTTGTTACAAACGCGTTACATTCCAGAAGAATGTTACATTTTTCAGTTACAAACTTTTTGAGTGTAACGCGCTTGTAACAGCGAATGTTACTTAGAGCCGCAACGACTTTTCCCTATTTGTTACATTGTTACATTTATTCCTAATAGACCAATGAAATAGAAGAAATAGGGAGTAATAATACACCCTAAAACGCCTGTGGGCGTATATGTATACGCGCGCGTGAGAATGTAACCCGCGGGAGGAACGATATGTTTTCTAAATTACTGACTTTGATTAGGACGGTGATCCACAAATTGATTCCGTATAAGACCATCGAATCTGTAGAACAGATTGAATCCCCGCTATCGTCTGAAATGGCGACGGCCCTTGACCTCTGGTACGATATGTACCGCAATAAGTCCCCGTGGCTGGCCGAGTCTGGCATGAAGTCCCTCGGGCTCGCCCCGTTCGTGTGTTCTGAAATCGCCCGGCAGGTCTGCCTCGAGATGAAGTGGAGCATTACCGGCAAGGCAACGAAGGACGGGGAACCGGGAAAGAGCCCCCGGGCAGAATACCTCGCCAAAGAGTTTGAGAAGTGCGTCGCAATGCTGCGGGAAAAGCTGGAGCAGGGCTGCGCCGCGGGCGGCATGATTATCAAGCCGTACCCCAAAAACGGACATATCTATTTCGACTGGACTATGGATTGGTCCATGTACCCCATCGCGTTCGACGACGACGGGATGCTGTCCGATGTGATTTTCCGGGACACCTACACGATAGGCAAAAACATTTTCTCGCGCCTTGAGCGGCATACCGTTGAGGGCAGCAACGTGAAAATCAGCCACCGGGTATTCAAGTCCGGCAATCGGGACTCCATCGGCACGGAAGTTTCTTTGTCTGAGGTCCCCATTTGGGCAGAGCTTAAACCCGAGGCAACCGTCACCGCAACCGATGGTCAGTTGTTTGGCTGGTATCGCGTGGCGCAGGCCAATAATGTTGACGTTGACAGCCCTATGGGCGCGTCTGTGTACGCTAAGGCTTGCGGTGCAATCCGTGACGCGGACGAACAGTATTCCCGCCTTATGTGGGAGTTCAAAGGCTCCGAGTTGGCGATTGACGTTGATCCTACTGTTCTGCGTCCTAAAAAGGGCAAAGATGGTAAGGAAGAAATGCCAAAATTGGATCAACGCCTTTTCCGCGCAGTTGACCGCGGAACCGACGACAGCTACGACGTTTTCTCCCCGACTATTCGTGACGCGTCCCTTATCAATGGTTTGGTGCAGATTTTGTACCGGGTCGAGGATTTGTGCGGGCTGGCTCGTGGCACCATCACCGAGGCCCAATCCGTCGCAAAGACCGCGACCGAGTTGAATATCCTCAAGAATCGGTCCTATTCCACCATCGCGGACAATCAGCAAAAATTGGAGACTTGCCTGCGGGACGTTATCCGGGCGATGGATAAGTACGCCACCCTTTATAAGCTGGCACCCGAGGGCGAGTATGAGGTTTCCTTTGAATGGGACGACAGCATCATCAACGATACCGCCACGCAGTTAGGCGAGCGGTTGACTCTGCTCAATGCAGGTGTTTCCTCCCGGCAGGAAATCCGCGAATGGTACTACGGTGAAACCCCGGCGCAGGCAAAAGCCGCGATTCTGGCGGCGGATAAGGAGAAGCTCGACCAGATGGCCGGTATGGAGGCGCTTATCCCCAAAGTCACCCCCTGATTGGAGGCGGTAAGCTGTGGCCGTTGATAATCTGAATGTGACCATGACCGAGGCGGAAATGGAAAGGGCCATTGCACGTATCATGGATCGCCTCGACGAGGTAAATACATTCTACATCAAAAAAATTGCGGGCCAGATTAAGCGGATCGGTGAAATGTCGCAGTCCAGTGTCAATCGCCTCGTCGTTATGGCGGACATGGGCGCGGATGTTGCGGAAATCACCGAACGCCTCCGCGTCGCTACCGGGCTGAATGTACGGGACCTGTATGCGGTTTATAATCAGGCACTCAACGACGTGTATACCGACAAACGGTTTGCCATCTATCTGGAAAAGAATCCCATGCAGCCCGGTAGCGTGGAGCGGTTAAACCAATATGCGCGTTTGGTCAGCGTCCAGACAGCGCAATCTATGGTCAACCTCTCCAATACTACCGCGGTATCCTCTGCATACCGTGAGGCGATAGACAAAGCCATTTATGCGGTGTCCTCTGGCGTTGGGGATTATAAATCCGTCATGCGGCAAACTGTCCAGAGCCTCGGGTATAACGGTATGCAGGTCAAATATGGAAGCGGATACCATCGCCGGTTAGATTCCGCAGTCCGGCAGAATATCATTGACGGGGCCAATCAGTTGGCCCAGAACGCCTCTTTACTCATGGGCGAGGAATTGGGCTTTGACGCGGTGGAATTGTCCGCACACGCCCGCTCTGCGCCTGACCACGAACCTGTGCAGGGCCGCGTATTCCTCAAATCAGAGTTTGAAAAGATGCAATCCGGCTCTGATTTCTACGACGTGGACGGAAACCATTATCCGGGCTTCAAACGGCAGATCGGGGAATGGAATTGTATGCACATTGCCATGAGCTTTTCAACTCAGCATTCCGTCCGAAGGTACGCCGACGATCAACTCTCCGAGTGGCGCGCCGCCAATGCCGCCGGGTGTACGATTGGCGGAAAGCACTATTCCACCTATGAAGCGGTCCAGCTCATGCGCCGGATCGAAACCGAGGTACGGCGGCAGAAAGACGCGGCGGTTGCCGCTGCCGCTGCCGGGGACAAGGAGCTCCGGCAGAAATGTCAACTGAAAATTGACGCCCTGGCGAAAAGCTACACACAGATCGCGCAGACCGCGGGAATTACTCCCCGGCGAGATCGAATGTCTGTAAACGGCTTTCGAGCTATCAAGGTGTCATAGCGTCCCCGCAATGCGGGGGCGCACTTTTTATTCCTACGGTATCTCAGGGTAAACCCCTTTGATATAAATTCTTCCCGGCGTTGCAGGGATATAAATGCGACGGCGTTCCGCCCGCGGAGTGGCCGCGGATATACAAGCTAAATCGAGAACGGCTAGGAGTCAATATGGAGTTTCTGAAAAAGTTATTTGCCGAGGGTGAAAGCCTCACCTATGAGCAGTTGCAGCAGAAGATCACTGAGGCAAAGCTCAACGTCGTCAACCTGACCGACGGCGGCTACGTAAGTCAGGCAAAGCACAAGGCTGCGACGGATCAGGTCGCGGATTTGCAGGGACGGCTTGCCGCCCGTGATACCGACATGGCCGATTTGCAGCAGAAGCTCGCGGCGGCGCAGGCCGACGCAAGCAAGCTCCCCGAGGTGCAGTCCTCTTTGACCGCGTTGCAGACCAAGTACGCAACCGATCAGACCGCATGGCAGCAGAAGATTGCCAAGCAGGAGTACGAGTTCCGGGTCCGCGAAAAAGCCAACGGCATCAAGTTCTCTTCCAACGCCGCCAAGCGCGATTTCATCCGCGAGGCCATGGAAAAGGATTTCAAGGTGGACGGCGAAACCCTGATGGGCTACGAAGATTTCTTCTCCGCCTACAAGGCCGCCAACCCCGGCGCAGTCGTTGACGACACTCCCCCTGCTGACCCCAAACCCGCACCCGCCCCCACTATCGTTCTGCCTAAGAACGACCCGAAAGCGGGAGAAAAGTCCGTTTTCGGTTTCCACTTTGACGGTGTTCGCCCCCGTCCCAAGGAGGACTAAGGCGTTCCATCGTAATATTTTACGAAAGGATTTGTAATTATGCCCCAGATCAATTACGCCGCAAGCTATGCAAGAGAGCTTTCTCAGGCATATCCCTATGTCCTGAATTTCGGTGCTCTGTACGCGACCCCCAACAATGGCCGGTATCGTATGGGCGCTGACGGCAAGACCATCTACATCCCCAGCATTTCCACCACTGGCCGTGTTGCCGCTGACCGCGACACCATCGCGCAGGCCGCCCGCAACTACGACAATGCGTGGGAGCCCAAGACCCTGAGCAATCAGCGGAAGTGGTCCACTCTGGTTCACCCCGCCGATATCGACCAGACCAACGAGGCTGCCTCCATCGCCAACATTACCCAGACCTTCAACAACGAGCAGAAGTTCCCCGAAATGGACGCTTACTGCGTTTCCACCCTGTTCAAGCTGTGGAAGGCTCAGAGCCACGTCCCCGACGAAACCGTGCTGTCTGCCGCCAACGTCCTGTCCGTCTTTGACGACATGATGCTGCGGATGGATAACGCCCGGGTCCCCGCCAATGGCCGTATTCTGTACTGCACCAACGAGGTCAAGACCATGCTCAAGCAGGCCACCGGTCTGTCCCGCAGCTTTGACGTGCAGTCCGGCAATTCTACCGTCAAGCGTGCCATCAACCGTCTGGACGAGGTGGAGATTATCGGTGTTCCCGCTACCCTGATGAAGTCCGAATACGACTTCACTACCGGCTGGAAGCCCACCGGTGGCGCTGCCCAGATCAATATGATGCTGGTGCATCCCTCCGCCGTTATTACCCCCGTGTCCTACCAGTTCTCCCAGCTCGATCCCCCCAGCGCCGTCACGCAGGGCAAGTACCTGTACTACGAAGAGAGCTTTGAGGACGTGTTCATCCTGAACAAGAAGTCCGACGCGCTCCAGTTCAACATCACAAACCCTTAACGGCGGGCCTGTCTGCGCTGCGGATTGGCTCGCGGACTCTTACCCCGGCATTTGACCCGGACGTGTTGGAGTACACAGCAGCAACCACCGACGCGACCAATTCCATCAACGCCACCCCCGAGGATAGCACCTCCGTTATTGGGCTGTACCTCAATGGGTCCCCCACGACTTCCCCCGTAACGTGGGCCGTCGGTGAGAATACCCTCGAAATTCGCGTCAGCAGCAGCACCGGCAATAAGACCTACACGGTCCGGGTCACGAAATCTTGACAGGAGGTAAAACATGGCCCACGACGTTTATCTCACCTATGACGAGTATAAATCGCTCGGCGGGTCTGTCCCCGCCACAGATTTTGCGCTGCTGGAGTTCAAAGCCCGGAAGCGGATTGACTACCTCACCGCTTCCCGGGTGCAGAACATGGCGAAAGTCCCCCAAGCCGTGAAAATGTGTATGCTGTCCATCATTACGGTGGACAGCACCGCAGGGGCGGAAGCACAAGCGACGAAACCCGTCGTAACGTCATTTAATACGGACGGCTATTCCGAGTCCTACGGAAAGGCTATGAGCGTGCAGGACGCATCTGCCAGTATCGCCCGAATCATCAAAACCGGGCTTTACGGGGAAACCGACGACAACGGCGTGCCGCTTCTCTATCGGGGGGTGGATTGCTGATGGAAATGTGCGACGACGTGATTACCGTGTTCAACGTCCAATTCGATCAGGAAAAGGACAAAGACACGTATCACGGTACGATCATTTCCGGCGTGTCATGGTTTGGCGACGTGGCTGCCGTCGTGGACCCGGCGACGGGCCTCAAAGCGGCAAGTAACGTAAAAATCCGTATTCCCATCGACGCGGATTTTTCCGGGAAGAGCTACGTTGACCCCGTGTCGTATGAAACTGCTGACGCTAAGTCAGCGTTTACGCTGACAGCCGGGTGCATTATCGTCAAAGGGATTGCGCTTATCAGCGACCCAACCCCCGCCGTGTTGCATAGACTCCCGGACGCGGTAACGGTACTGGGCGTGACTGACAACAGGCGCGCACGAAACGCCCCCCATTGGAAAGTGGTGGGAACGTGAGCAACGGTTTTCTTCACGTCCGAATCCAGTTTAACGGCGGTCAAGACCTGCTGCATCGGTGCCACCTTGAGCCGGGGGGACTCGTGCAGCAGTCCATTGACAAGTCTGTTATTGACTGGGACCTGCAATACTGCCCGTGGGAGGGTGGTACGTTGGCGAAAAGTGCGTATACTGCGACACAGATTGGCAGCGGGCGCGTGGTCTACCCCGGACCGGCTGCGCGCTATCTGTACTATGGAGAGGTGTACGGTCCGAATATCCCCGTTTTCGAGGATAATTCTGGGGAGCCGACGCGCTTCTTTTCTCCGCCGAATCAAAAGAAGCACCCTACTGGCCGGGCCTTGACGTACAACACCGACACTAACCCCATGGCGGGCCCGTTTTGGTTTGAACGCATGAAAGCCGACCATACTGCGGACATTGTAAAGGAGGCGACAGCCGTTGCCAGAGGTAAATAATGCGGAACAGTTGCGGAAATGGTTTAAGGGCTGCCCCGCCCTCAATGCGTCGAATCGTTTTCGGGTGGATTTCTTGCCCGAGAACCCGACGGAATACGCAATATATTCCTCCCCATCGACCTTGAACTACAAAAGGAATGTTTTGGGCGAGGAAGTTCCCCAGCGTGTGCAGTTCTTAAATTTCATCTTTGCCTCGAAAGAAACCTATGGAGCGGATATTCAACAGAACCTCGCTAACCTCGGGTTTTATGACGAGGTGGTTATGTGGGTTTGGGAACAGAATCGGAAGAAGAATTTCCCGGAAATCAGCTCCGGCGACGTTGTTTCTATCGTGCCTACCCTTACCGCATTTCCCGCTGAAATCGGAAGTGACTGCGCAAAATATCAAATTCAGTTGCGGCTCACCTATGAGCTGTGGTGAAAATTCTATGAAAGGAATCAAGCGACATGAAAGAAAAGCGTAATAGACTCATGTATTTTGCCTCTTTCGACAAGTCCGCATGGGAAGTCCTCGGCGTTGACAACGACGACCTGTCAAAGGACCTCAACCCCGACGTTGAAACCGGCAAGAACGTTATCGGTGAAGCGACTTTCAAGCACTCCGGCTATCAGCCCGAGGTAAATGTTGACCCCTACTATGCCGACACCGAATCCGCTCTTTACGTAAAGCTGCTCAAGGCTGCTATGGAGGAGCTGTTCGGTGACGAGGATATCAAGGGATTCTTTGTCGAGGCTCACTTCACCGAGGCTACCGCTACCACTCTCACCGGCGATGGCTTCCAGCGCGCGGCGTACATCGTGCCTCAGTCCGACGGCGGAGACACCGGCGGTCTGGGTATCCCCTTTAAGGTGAACCCCGTCGGCCCCATGACCCCCGTGACCGTGGTGTATACCATCGCTACCCGCGCTGTGACGATCACGCCCAAGGGCGCGGGCGGCTAAGCCGGTAAGCAAGCCTGAACTATTCTAAGCCCCCCGGTGGATCAGTCCCCCGGGGGGTAAAAATCTATGGAGGTAATTATGGATAGCAAGATGCTACACGCCGTCGTTGACGACGGAACCAGAGAAATCCCTCTGGTGAACAAGTTCGGCAAGGAGATTTGCAAGGTGTATTTCCGTCCTGCTGACTATTCCATTTTGGATCGGTACAACGATCTGATGGATAGCTTCGACGACATGGTGGAACCCCTGAAACACATTACCATTAAGAACGACGGAACGGCTGAGTTCGAGAAAGACTGGGCCATTTTGAAGCAGGTGGAAACGTCCCTCAAGGAACGAATCAACACCCTGTTCGACATGGAAGAGGCCGACGCTATCTTTGCAACGCGCAATGCGTTCTCGTCCGTCGGCGGTCAGTTCTTTTGCTTCCGCGTCCTTGCGGCCCTCGGCGGCGTGATCGAAAAGGCCATTGCCGAGGAAACTGCCCTGTCCGCAAAGCGCATGGCAAAGTACATGGAGGATATTGAATCCCCCGGTGCTGGTACGGGGGTGATCCCGTTTGCTGGGGCAACTTCCGACTAAGTTAAATGTAAACGGAGTTTTGCGGGACATTCGCTCCGATTATCGGAACATTCTTCGTATTTTTACGGCGATGAATGCCAAGGAATTAAAAGACGAGGAAAAGGTTTTGGTATGCCTGCGGCGAATGTATACGCACTTCGATGATATACCCAAATCAGACTACAAGGCGGCCTATGAGGCCGCCGTCGCTTTCATTGAGTGCAACACCAAAGAGAAAAAAGAACGGCCCCCAATCGTGAATTGGGATAAGGACGAACAGCTTATTTTTGCCGAGGTGAACAAGGTAGCGGGGCAGGAAATCCGGGCCGTTCCTTATTTGCACTGGTGGTCGTTTTTGGGCTATTTCCAGTGTGTTGACCAAAACGGGACATGGGGATTTATTCTCACGATCCGGCAGAAAAGGGCAATGCACAAAAAACTGGAATCCCATGAATCGGAGTTTTTCAATGCCAACCGCGAGTTGTGCGAGGTTGGGGAATACGTTTCCCCGAAAGATCAGGCACAGGATTTTGCCTTGCAGCTCCAGAAAGAACTTTTATCACAAAAGGATTGATACTATATGGCAAATGGCGCAGATGGCTCCATTGTTATCGACACCGCGCTCGATAGCACTGGATTTCAGGCAGATTCCAAAAAACTGCTGAAAGCTATCTCTTCCGTAAAGAGCCAGATTGAATCACTCGGAGCAAAAGTCCGTTCTGGTTTTAGTACGTCCGGGCAGATTGCAAATTTCATCGCCCAGACAGAAAAGGCGCAGGCCAAAGTCGAATCCCTCAGAGAAAGACTGGAGGAATTTGGGGGCCAAACTTTCCAGACGGAGGCTTACAGTGATTTGCTGGCCGAAAAGGAAAAGGCGGAAAAAGCCCTCCTGAAATTATATGACCGCCGGGGGGCGCAGGAGGATAACGGCGTAAGTGAAAACAGTCAAGCATGGAAGCGGCTCACTATTCAGATCCAGAACGCTGAGGCAGAAGTGCAGCGGTATGAAGCAGCCCTCGCCGCAATGGAAACCAATGGAACAGCTTTCGTGCAAGGCAGCCAAACCCCGGAATATGGTGCGGCGCTGTCCCAATTAACGGAAATGGCGCAGCAGGTAGAGAATTATCGTGAACAAGCCAGTACCCCGCCTGAGTTGTCTGGATGGGCGCAATTTGGACAGATTATGCGGTCTGTCGGAAGCGCCGTCGGAAGAGTTCTGGCGGCGATGGCGCGCGCCCCGTTCACGCTGTTCTCCCGTGGTGTCGCTGCTGCAACGAATAAGCTCAAGCAGTTCGTCACGCAGAGCCACAAGGCTACACTGTCCTCCCGTGGGCTGGTGAAAGCCCTCACGAGCATCAAGACCATGTTGGTTTCCCGGGTGAAGCGAATGTTTATCTCTGCCGTTATTAACGGAATCAGGGAATCTATGCAGACGCTTGCCAAATTCGATAAGGATTTCAATAAGTCCATGTCGAATATTAAGAACGCGTCAAAGGGCCTGTCTGCGAATCTGTCCGTATCGCTGGGCGGCCTTATCCGGGCTATTGAGCCGGTAGTCACCCGGATTATCAACGCGATTTCCCGGGCAATTTCCTACCTCAACGCCCTGTTCGCTATGCTGGGTGGCAAGTCTACCGTAACCGTGGCGAAAAAGCAAATGGACTCCTATGCGGACTCCGCGGCAGGTGCTGGGGGCGCTATGGAAGAGCTGAAACGGCAGGTCTACGGATTTGACGAGCTCAATAAGCGTTCTAAGGATTCTGGCGGCGGCGGTGGCGGCGGGATGAACCCCGGGGACCTGTTCGAGGAGGTCCCAATCGAGTCTTTGCTGCCGGATAGCCTGTTGGATATGTACGAACGTATCAAGGCGGCATTTGAGGCGGGCGACTGGCGTGGTATTGGTACGATCATTGCGGAGGGGCTCAATAGTGGCATGGCCGCTGTTGACAACTGGATCACCGGCACGTTGCAGCCCATGGCCGTAACGTGGACGGGGCGGATTGCAGAAATCCTCAACGGCGTAGTCGGTGGCGTTGACTGGTATTTGCTCGGCAAATTGCTGAGTGATGGCTTTAACACCATCTTGCAGGTTGTCAATACGTTCCTTACCACGTTTGATTTTTCTGAGATGGGAAAAGGTCTCGGGAATTTACTGAACGGAGTAATCTACAGCGTTGATTGGGCCCTGCTCGGCGCAACACTGGCAAATAAAGGAAACGCGTGGATTCATACGCTGGATGGCATTGCCCAGACAATCGACTGGCGGGGTTTAGGGGTGCAGCTTTCTCAAGGCATCAATAGTCTCGTATCGTCCGTTGACTGGGCAAGCGCGGCAAGTATGTTGTCTGCCGGTGCAATCGGTCTCCTCCACGGACTGACCGCCGCTATTGAGGGAATCGACTGGCGGCAGGTAGGAGAAAAGACCGCTGAGCTAATTAAAAACATTGATTGGTCTGGCGTTGGTAAAGCGTTTTTAGAGGGCATCGGCGCAGCGCTTGCGGCAATCGGTGATTTTATCGTCGGCCTGTTCTCTGACCCGATTTCCAGAGTTGGCGCAGACATGGACCCCGAGCTGAAAGACTGTGGCGCGGATATCGTCGGCGGCATCCTCGTCGGTATTCTGGAGGCTATCGCCAATATCGTTGTGTGGATTTGGGATAACGTATGCGTACCCATAATTGACGCGGTAAAAGAGGGCTTTGGCATCCATTCACCGTCTACCGTTATGCAGGAGTTTGGCGTAAACATCGTCGAGGGTCTGCTGAACGGTATTAAGGAAACGTGGTCCAATATCACGTCTTTCTTCTCGTCTGCAATCAGCGGAATTAAGTCTACATTGAGCTCCGCATGGTCCAGTATCAAATCCACCGCGTCCTCTTCGTGGACGGGTATCAAGACCTCCATTTCCACAGCGTTTACCTCTGCTAAGACCAGCGTTACCACCGCGGCGACTTCCCTCAAGACCAGTCTGAGCACGGCATGGAGCAGCATGAAAACGAATGCTACACAGACGTGGACCAACATCAAGAGCAGCATTTCTACAGCGGTGTCCAATCTGAGGACGGACACCACGAACAAGGTAAACGGTATCAGGACATCCGTACAATCTGCGTGGTCGTCTATCAGCTCCGCCACGTCCTCCGCATGGTCCGGCATTCAGTCCAGCGTATCGAGCAAGTGGAACGCCCTCAAATCCTCTATGCAAAATACGAGCTGGTATTCCGTCGGCTCCAATATCTGCTCCGGCATTGCGAGCGGTATCAATGCTGGCTGGAGCTGGCTGTCCAGCACCGTTTCCAGTCTGGCCCGCAACCTTCTCAGCGCCGCAAAGCGGGCATTGGGTATCCGTTCCCCGTCCCGGCTGTTCCGGGATGAAGTCGGCCAGTACGTATCTTTGGGTATGGCCGAGGGTATCACCGACACCGAGGCCAATGTTATCAAGGCTGTTTCTGACGTGGCAAAAACTGCAACGGACGGCCTCGAAAACAACAAAATCAAGCTGGGAATTGACGGAACGACCTCCGGGCTGGATATCGTGGCGGACAAGCTGTCCGGCATCGCATCCACATTCCACTCTATCGTTTCCATGCTTACGTCTATGGGCGGCCTGACGGTCCCCCAGATCGCCGCCGGTTCTGTCGTACCGCTTCGGACGAAAATGTATCCGTCAGACGAAAACGGCGCTTACAACGCCATGAGCGACTTCTCCAGCGACTTTGAGGAATTTATGACCTATAATTCCGATCTGCTGAAAGAGATTCTGGAAGTGTTGAAAAAGCTCCGGCTTACCATCGACATTGACACGCTCAGCAAGTTTGTGTATTCCGCGCAGCGCTCCGCAGAGCGTAACTACGGAGGTGCTTAAATGACCTATTGCGTGAAAATCAATCACCACGATTACACCCAATACATCAAGCAGAAAACGGGCCTTACTTATGAACGGGACAACACGAATGACGAGGACGCGGGGCGTGACGAGGGCGAGGTTATGCACCCCAACGTCACGTCCCATCAGCGGAAATTGTCTTTCAAAATGGGTCCCATGTCGTTTGAAGTCGCCCAGCAGCTCGAAAGAGATTTGCAGGGCAACGACGACGGCGTATTGGTAGAATACCCGGATTTGCACGACGGTCAGTGCTCCCGTATGTTCTATAACACTTCCATCACCGCTGCTATGGAGCAGTTTACGAAAAGCGGCCTTTTGATTGACAATGTGTCGTTCACGGTAATTTCTGTCAAGGAGGAAATGGTGTAATGCAGACCCGGCCTGATAATTGGGAGGCCCTGTTTTCCGGCCCCCATAAAACCGAATACAAATTCCTGATTAACGGGGTAGAGTATTCTGGCTCTGATTTGCAGGGGACCCCGTGTCTGACTAAGCCCCTCATGGATCAGCCGACCTTTGGCCGCTGCTGTTCCGGCACATTGACCTTGAGCGTCCGAAAGAAATCCGGGGTTGAAATCCCGAAAGCCGCCACAGTGGTTGCGTTCTGCCGCCTGTCCTCTAAGGACGGGGTTACGGTAACAGACTGGGTGGATCAGGGCCATTTCTGCGTATCGAAACGGCAGGGACGGGAGGTTATCTCCCTGACCTGCCGTGACCTCATGGGCAAGGCCGGAGAGCCTTATGCTTCCCGCTCGACCTTTGAGGAGTGGCCCGTATCTATGGCCGCCGTGGTGGCGGAAATTGCCGCTATCATGGGGGTGTCTATTGACCCCCGGACGGCGATTAACGACGGGCCGGAATACGTCGTTACCCGTCCGTCCGACGACACTCTTATGTCTGAGGTTTTGGCCGGGATTGCCGCGGCGCATTTCGGCTCGTGGATTATGAATGAAAAGGGCCAGCTCCGGCTCGTTACAGTTTCCATGTGGGGGGCCGCTCCTATCCGGCAGGAGATTGGACGGGCGTATGGAAAATACACCCCGATTTCTACGGCGCATCGTGTTTCCCGGTTGACGCTGATTGACAGCGCCGACAATGTTTTTACCGTAGGTGACGACACAGGACGGGATCTGGTGTCACAGTGCGAATACGCTACACAGAGTATGTGTGACAGTCTGCTGGACGGAGCGGAAATTGTTGGCCGGACGTTGACCGGGCTTCCCGGTTCTGTACGCGCCCGAACCTATAACACAAAAACCGGCAAAGTCTCCGGGCGGGATTTTGTGTTTCCGTTCAAACAGTTTCCGGCGGTATCGTTCGTACCGTATACCCTGACGGGTGCGTATATTGACCCTTGCCTTGAACTGGGCGACACGGTAGCCATTGACTGCCGGGGAACCCGGGTGGAGCTGGTTCTGGCATCTATGACGATCCGCTGCAATATGTCCTATAATGCGGACGTTTCCTTTGAGGTGGAACAGGACGACGAGGACGAATACCCCTATACTGATCTCCAGACGTTGCAGGCATCCCGCGTGGTATCTACGCACAAATCTTACTACGGCACAAAGATTTCCCGTGAATCGGGTTTCGTGTCTGACCGTATCGTTGACGGAGAAGTTGTCGCCCGCCTGACCGCGAACGCTGACACTTTTGCCATGCAGCAGTTGGTTGATGGCGATTGGGAGGACCGTATTTATTTCGACCCCGTGAAGAAAAAGTACGTTCTTACGGGTGAAGTTGAGGTAAACGGCGTTCTCACCGTCGCAGACCTTGAGAACAAGCAGGAAAAAACCTTTATCAACGGCGCGAACATTGTAACCGGCACGTTGACCGCAAACACGATCACGTCCGGCGCGCTGAAAAGTAAAGACGGGACCCTCGTCCTCGATTTGGACAACAATAAATTGACCATTGGCGGGGACGACATTCTGGACGCAATCGCAAAGGTAGATAATCAGCTTTCTATTTCTGCGGATTCCCAGTTGTTCGTCCGTGAGGACGGGATGGAGGATTACACCCCCACCAAAATCACCCTCAAGGCAGAAACCCGCGGCGCGCTTAAATCGTTCCAATGGAGTAAAGACGGCTCTGCTATTGTCGGCGCGACCTCTGACACGCTGAATATCATTCCCACCGATTTTGCCGGTAATTCTGCGACATACAGTGTTACGGCGGTTGACGAGTACGGGAACCCCTATTCTGCATTTTTGACCGTTGCAAAGCTGACCGGCGGCGAGCCGGGGTCGGACGGCTACAACACCGCGACGATCAATCTGTATAAGCGGTCAAGCACAGCGCCTACAATCGACTGGACGGATTCTCTGAAATATATCTTTGCTGATCCCCCCGGGCTGGAAGCTGTTCCCGCTGGGTGGAGCACCAGTATTCCCGCCGGAACGGAACCGCTGTATGTAACGTCTGCGACGGCCTACAGCAATATTTCGTATGACTTTATCAAGGCATCAGAATGGAGTACGCCTATTATACTGGCAGCCAATGGCGCGAACGGGGAGCAAGGCTACTCCACCGCGATTTCTTACCTCTACAAACGCGCTAAAACCCGCCCGAGCATCGACTGGGAAAACGACCTGATCTACTCCTTTAGCGGTAAGGGCCTGACCTCTGTACCCGCCGGATGGTCCGAGAGTATTCCAGACGGCACCGACCCGCTGTATGTAACCGCAGCCGTCGCTTTTGGGAAAACGGATACGGTACAGCTTACTGCGGCATCATGGGACCCTCCGGCGATGATGGCGGAGAGCGGCTCAGACGGCGAGAGCGGCTATAACGCTGCAACGGTGTTTCTGTATGCCCGCGCGGCATCGGCCCCGGAGAAGCCCGCCGGGGCTCTGGTATATACCTTTGCGACGGGTGATCTGTCTGGCAGCTTAGGCGTATGGTCCCGGCAGGTCCCGGACACCGACGGAAACCCCTGCTATGTTACGCAGGCTACCGCGTCCTCCCGGTCAGCGACGGTCACAATCGCGCCGGAAAAGTGGAGCGCCCCGGCGGCAATGGTAATCGACGGGCAGACAGGTGAGAACGGTGAACGCGGAACCGGCGTTTTGGCGGTAACTACCGCCCCCACAAGCTATACCACAGTAACGGAGGGTGTGCGGCCCTATTATCGTATCCCTCTGACTACTGTAGTAACTGAAAGCGGCGTGGGTGATCCCCGTGTCGGTGACGTTCTGCGGTACAGCTACTACGAATACCCGGTGAATCTGGTATTTGAGGGTTACGTGTATACTGGCAGGCGCGTGTCTGTTCGGGGCGCAGATGGTGTACCCGGCGCAAACACCGCGGTTATCCATCTTTACAAACGGGCAGAAACCCGTCCAACGGTTGATTGGACAGTCCCGCTTACGTATTCTTTCCCCAATAAGTCGCTGGAAAGCGTTCCCGCCGGGTGGTCGCAGGAAATCGTTGACGGATACGACCCGCTGTATGTGATTTCCGCTACCGCATACGGAACGGGGGACACAGACAGCATTGCCCCGGCTGAATGGAGTGAGGCGGTCAAGCTGGCAGAGGACGGCTGCAATAACGCTACCGTGTTTCTGTATCAGCGGGCGGATTCCGCCCCAGAGAAGCCAACGGGCGACCTGACATACACCTTTGCAGACGGAACGCTGACCGGCAGTCTCGGGGCATGGAAAACGACCCTCCCGGACATTGACGGGAACCCCTGCTATGTGATCCAAGCCACGGCAACGTCCCGGCTCCCCGAGGATATTATCAGAGCCTCCGAATGGAGCGCCCCGGTGAAACTGGTGGAGAACGGATATAACACGGCGACGGTATTTCTGTATCAGCGGAAAAACGTCACGCCCGCTAAGCCAACCGGCAACATGGTGTATACATTCGCAGATGGATCGCTTTCCGGCGCGCTTGGCGGGTGGTCAAAGACTATCCCGGACAACGACGGAAACCCCTGCTATGTAATTCAGGCCACGGCCATTTCTCCGAACGCCTCGTTTACGATCCCGGCGGCGGAATGGAGCGCCCCGGCGCTGTTCGTGGAAAACGGCCAAGCTGGAGAGGGCGGCGACGATGGCTACACGGCCATTTTGAGCCGCCAATATGTCATGGTCAACGTGGACGTGGAGCGAAAGCCTACCGTTGCGGAGTCTTTCTCCTGCAATGTTCAGGTGTATAAGGGCCTCACGCCGCTGTCCGCGACGAACAGCGCACCCGGCGAAAATCAGTACCGTGTGGGGGTTACGAACACCGCCGCCGGTATTACGGTCACACAGGATACCCCCGGAACGCTCGTCATTTCGGTCAGTAAGACCACGGCCATTGCTGATACGAGCGTCCTGCAACTGGAAATGACCACGGGTGACGGCATCGTGCTGCGGGGAAACATCGTCATTCAAGCGAACATGAACGCTATCGTGGCTACCCACGAATCGCGGATTGATACGCTGGATGATGAAATTGTTCTCAAGGTGTCGGAGAATCAGTATCACGCCCAAATGCCGACGTACAGCAGTTCCGACCCGTCTACCAACTGGACGGCGGACGACAAGGCCGCTAATACGGGGTATTTGTGGTATGACACGACCAATAAGGCGCTGAAAAAGTGGACTGGCACGGCATGGACAACCGCCCCGGACGATACATGGGCATCCCACGCCGAGTCCTCTATGAGCCTGACGGCGAATAAGATCGGGTGGCTCGTGAAATCCGGCACGTCTGCATCCGACTTTACCATGACAGACCGCGCTATGCAGATGGCGACGAGTGCGCTTAATATCGTGACGGAGGACGCAAGCGCCTCTTTCACCGTGGAAAGCGTGTCCGGCGCGTCTTATGGTTTTGCCCTCACAGACGACGGATACTATACCAGCCAGAACGCGGGCGTTGACAGCTCGTGGGCGTGGTGCCGTGTCCGGGTAAATACGGCGGTCCCGCTGTCGTTGGTATTGTCCTGCATCAATTATGCCGAAAGCAATTTCGACTACGGCATGATCGGCAAGGTTGATACAGCGCTGACAGGATCAACGACCTATACGAGCGCGGATGTGCTGTATAGCTTCAGGGGCCAGAGCAGCGCAAGCGTCGTGACGCGGACAATCGAAATTCCCGCGGGGTCGCATTTCTTTGATGTGCAGTTTATTAAGGACGGCAGCGCGTCAACGAATAATGACTCGTTCAAATTTATGCTGCCCAATCCATCCGTAGGAAGTCGGCTAACGCTCCGTTCTGGAACTGCCGAACTGTCGTCCTCGAATATCATTTTCTCCGGGCTGGTAACGTTTAAGAGCCTGGAAGATTCCGGCGCAACGGTAATCAACGGCGACAATATCAGGACGGGTACTTTGACTGGTATTAAGGTGGTAACGGAAACTCTGATTAACACCGTCGGAACCTCCAAATACTACGAACTGACCTCCATGGACGCGGGCGGCATTAACTGCTACACCGAGCGGCGTGTCGGGAGCGCAGTACAGGCCACATTTAACATCGGGCGAATGTATGCGAACCTTGATGTCGAGCTCGACACCTGCGTAATGACCCTTGAATCTAAGGCCGGTTATGTGCTGGCCCTAGAGTCCGGCGGAAACCTGCTGCTGGAAGCGGCTGCCGGAGGGTCTGTCAATATCGGAAACTACGACAACACAAGTATTGTTCTCGGAAGCCCCACAAGCTACGTGAACTGGCAGGCCGGGACGTTGCAGATCATTCTCAACACGAATTTCGGCACGGCAGGGCAGGTGCTCAAATCCGGCGGTTCTAGCGGGTCCTGCTACTGGGGGAGTAGCGGTGGTGTTAGCTGCGATTTACTATGGTCTGGTTCTTTGACGGGTACAAGTTCCGCGTATCATTATGCCACAGCAAACGATTACAAATACATTGTTGTTATCGGCAAGGTCAGCTCTACCGGCTCCCTGCTGTCGTGCGTTCTTCCTATTTCGGATTCTGTATTTGGAAGCAAATTCCAGATTACAGACGAAGCGTATTTCATGTCGTTCTACCACTATCAGAACTACATTCAGCGGTATCAAGGATCATCCGGTGCCGTTATAACCCACATTTACGGAATCAAATAAGGAGGCATCTATATGAAACTGAATCTTTTGAAATGCCTGAAAGTCTATCAGGCCATTCAAGACGTGGAAAACGAAAAGATGGGCTTTTCCACCGCGCACACCCTGATTATGGCAAAGAAGCAGTTGGAGCCGCACGTTGAATTTTACAGCGCGCAGGAAAAGGAAATCGTTGAGAAATACGCCCTCCGTGATGAACACGGGGGGTGTTTTTCCCCTAACGGTTCTTTCCGGCTGCCGAATGAGCGCGTACCCGCCTACAACGCAGACAAGGCGGAATTGAATGGGGTGGAAGTCGAGCTCGACCTGAAAAGCGTGCAACTCAAATCCATTCCCAACGTGAAACCGTCCACACTGGAAGCCCTCATGGAAATCTTTGATATTTCCGAGGGCGATCCTGTATGAGTACCACGAAAGGAGGAAGTCCAATGACTGCCGTAAGCGTATCCGTAAAGAAGATTGACCCCGAAACCGGCGCTCGTGTCGTCGAGGCGACTATCGTTTCTGACACCGCCCCCGCGGTTCTCCCGACGACTGGTGAGGGTATTGTGGGCCTGAAACCCACGGACACTTTCGCCCCGTTCTCCCTGCTCTATGTCACCGAGGACACCGACCACAAGGTTTTCGTCGCTGACGAAAGCGGACATTTCATCCCGCAGTAAGGAGGAATCTGCATGAACCCTTTACAGCTTGTGCTTGTCTTTTTCCAGCTCGCACAGCAGAAAGCAAAGGCGTATACCGATAATGTCACCCTGAACGCGGAAAGTACCGAAAACAAGGTAACTTCCCTAACCGGGTGGCAGACCGGGGAAAAGCCCGACGCGTATCCCAGCGCAGACGCGGTAGCAACCGCGCTGAACAACAAAACTGCCGTTATCTCCGTAAGTGGCAGAACTTTTTCCATCAAAAACAAGGAGGTATAAAAAATGGGTAACTACGTAGACAGTGTGCTCGACGAAAACGGCGGTAAGTACGGCCTGCTCGCCACGGAACAGTATCCCGGCGAGGACCTGACCGTTGTTTTCGCCGGAGAGCTCGAGGGCTACACGGACCCCGGTGCGTGGATCAGGTCCAGAATCCGGGCGAATAACTTTGACGGCATCCACGTCAACGACTACATCCCGTTCGCTACCACAAACGGTCTGAATTTCAAAGCCCGGGTGGCTGGCATCGACCCCTACTACGAGTACGGCGATTACGCCGTTGGACACCACATCGATTTCGTTTGTGAAGAGTTGTGGCCTACGTTGAATCCGATCAACCCGGTCAACTACAACAACGGCCTGATTCCCACCGAGAACGTCACCAGCGACGGTAGTTCCACCCAGTATGTGCTCACGAAGCCCATGTACGGCGTGGCAAAGGTCACGCTCAGCGGCACCAATCTGACCGAGTGGACCTACGACAAGGATACCTATACCCTGACGTTCTCCACCGCTCCTGCCGCCGGTACGATGGTCGTCACAGGCACCGGCTCCAAGCATCCGTGGCTTGCGTCCGACGCATATCTGTATGTCAACTCTCTGGCGGGCCATGTGGCGAACGGCACCGGCGTGAACCCGGCAATCAAGCGGGTGGACTATACCAATGATGGTATCTACCACTATCTTCCCGACTGGCTCAAAGCTGTCATCATCGAAAAGCGTTTCCTGCTGAATGAACGGTATTCCACCTCCGGCGTTCTGTCCGACGAGAATAGCTGGAACTGGGCGAACCTCGGCAAGCTGTGGTTCCCGACGGAGGTTGAGGTCTACGGCTGCCCGGTATGGGGCAGTAAGGGCGGATACGGTCTGGGCGGTTCTATTCAGTATCCGCTTTTCATGGGTAATATGCGCCGACTGAAAAAGCGGAATGGAAGCCGCAACTCCTGGTGGTTGCTGTCACCGTACACCAACACGGCGGACTGGTGCCGTGTCAACTACACCGGCAGTGCCAGCTACGGCAATGCGAACACCCACATCGCCGCGCCCGTCTGCTTCCGTATCGGCTAATCCTTATTCTAAATCCCGCGCCCCTTGTGGGCGCGGGATCAGGAGGTAATCAGATTGAGTAATGTCCTGGCACGGCTGCAAGGTGTTTCCGACATGGAATTTTACCGGGTCGCCCTTGACCTCAACACCGAATTGTCCGCATTTCTTATGAGCGAGAAGAACATCCCGAAAAAGTGGCGCGCTGTCTATACTTACCCGATCCTCGCCCTCATGGAATCGCTTTTTGACTACATCGAGGACGCAAACGCGATTTGGCCGAACACCGACGATTTGGTGGCGGAAAGAAAGCGCCTACAGAAAGAGTGTATAAACTGCGTCACGAAAATCTACGGAAAGCTACAGCGTGCTATGCGAGTCGTGTGGTGGCAGAAGCTACACATGGACGAAAGCAGCCCTGAGCGCTGCCGGATTGAGTATCACCTGACCGCAATAGGCGAAATGCTCAATCGGGAGGAAGCCCTTTTGACCGGCTGGCGAAAAAGCACTCGTCTGATTAAAAGCTGAATATCTTGGGTTATGTCCTGCAAACCTTGGGCCGCAACAACTGGTGGTTGCTGTCACCGAACACCAACACGACGAACTGGTGCAATGTCAACAACAACGGCAATGCCAACAACAACAATGCGTCGAACACCAACATCGCCGCGCCCGTCTGATTCCATTAACAAACTGTCTGATTCCAAAAGCATTTCCCCCATTATGGCCGGTACGTAGTAGACCCCGCGGGGCCGAAATCAGAGCCTACCTCAGTTTTATGGAAGGAGGACATAACCCTCCCGGTAAAGGGTAAATATATGCACGCCACGATCATAGGTGGCGTTTTCTTGACGCAGTTAGCCGGACGCTTCTTGCATGGTCGGGGATGGCGACGAGCTGCGGAATCCAGCGAGTACCCGATTTCATGGCTATTACTGCAAAGGAGTATACAACGCGCCCCTACAATAACACTCCGCAAGGTATAAAATATGACAAGCGCAGAAAGACACGAGGCCCGCTATCAGCGGAGGAAAAAAGCCCGGGAAGAAAAGCGTCGTGCTTATCTCGATAAATACGACGACATAAACCGGGTTGCTTCCGTCCCTGCATTACTGCGGGCAAATTGGGACTCCCGAAAAGGGGTCATGTTCAAAGGCAGCGTAATCCGCTACAACCGGCAGGAATACCGAAGCGCCGTAAGACAGGCAAAAGCCATTAAAGACGGCAAAGATATCCGGCACGGTTTCTATTCCTTTACTGTGATTGAGCGGGGCAAAACCCGTCCGATTAACAGCGTGCATTATTCTGAGCGCGTCGTGCGCAGAGCTATGTGCATCAACGCGCTCGTCCCCATTCTATCCCACAACCTGATATACGATAACGGGGCCAGCCTCAAAGGCAAGGGCGTGAGCTTTTCTGCCCGCAGGACAGAGAAAAGCCTCCACAGCTTTTACCGCAGAACCGGCGGAAACAACGGCTATGTGGTGTGCATCGACTTCACGTCGTATTTCAACAATATTTTGCATCAGCCCCTATTTGAACGACTGGACAGGTATGTATTGGACCATCAGCTCAATGCGCTGGAGAAGTCATTCATCAAAGCGCCGGAAAAATACGGGCTGCTGCCGGAACCCGGCAAAGGGCTGTTCATTGGCCCGGAGGACAGTCAAATCCTCGCAGTATCCTATCCCAGCTCCATAGATCATAAAGTCAAGGATCAATGGGGCGTAAAAGAATACGCGCGGTATAATGACGACTCGTATCTGTTTGCCGAAACGCTGGAGGATGCGAGGCGTTTTCTTTCGTTGCTGTTCGTCGAGTATGATCGTCTGGGGATTATCCCGAACAGGAAAAAGACACAGATTGTCAAACTCAGCCGGGGCTTTTCATTTCTGAAAACCCGCTACTACCTAACAGATACCGGCAAAGTGATAAGAAAGCCGGACCACAAGGCCATTGTCAGAACGCGTCGTCGGGTGAAGAAACACCGGCGCATGGTGGAGGACGGAATTATGACGGCGGAGCAAGCTACACAGTCATATATGTCTGCCCGCGGTGCGCTCTTGACCCGTGATGCTTACCGATCTGTTCACGGATTGGATCAGCTATTTTATTCGCTCTACGGGACGACCCCGTGGAAGAAAATCAAACGGAGGAAATATCAAAATGGAAAGTAAACAAGAAGCTATTCAGGCCGAAATCAACGCCCTGAAATCCCTGCTGCGCGACACGGACTACAAGGCAAACAAGCTGATTGAGGGCCTTGTGGCGACCATGAACGGCGCTACGGCTGTCAATTTCATTTCCCGGTTCATTACATGGCTGGCCGACGCTATGCGGGAATATGGGGACGTAGTGTCCTCCCGGGCGGCTTGGCGCGAGAAGATCAACGCGCTGGAGGCTGAGCTGGAAACCCTGACCGATGAATAACCTCAGCCCATCTATTTTCAAGGAAAACCGCTGGAGCGAAACTCTGGCGGTTTTTAATTTGAAGAAAGGAGGGAACTGAATGGGGCTCTTGGAAAGGGTAGCTGAGTACGCAAAGTGGATCAGCGCAATTTTCGCACTCGCCGTTATTTTTGTCAAGCCGTTCCGCGAATGGCTTTTCGGACTTAGCGCAATCCGGGACGGGCAGAAATGCCTCTTACGGTCCGAAATGCTTCATATTTACTATGAGTATAAGGACAGCAAGACGATCCGGCAGTACGAGTACGAAAATTTCCTGTATCTCTACTCTGCGTACAAAGCGCTGAAAGGAAATTCGTTCATTGACAAGATCAAAAAGGAAGTGGACACATGGACGGTAGTAACATGACCCCGAAAAAGAAAAAACTCGGGACGATGGACAAGATTCTGATTATCATTGCGGTGCTGCTCACAGCGTTCACCGTGACGATGATTATTATTTTCTGTCGGTTTGGCTACGTCCCGGACACTCTGATTTCTGCCGTGTTCGCCACGCTGGGCGGTGAGTGCGGTGTCCTCGGGTGGATCAAAACCACTAAAGACAGAAATCAGATTCGGGCATGGGAAATCGAGGACAAATCCGCAAATGATAAGGGGGTAGGCTGATATGGCAAACCTGACTTTCACTCCGAGGCTTTCCCGGCCTGAATCCGGGAACCCGTATTACAACACCCGGGGAAACGGCGGCTATTCCAATGCCATTAAGGGCAAGCCGACGGACCCCGGGTGTGACGTTCTGGCAAACTGCGTCGGATATGCGTATGGCCGGTTCAACGAAATCGGCGGCTGGGGAAGCTGCAAGTACCTGTCCCCCGTGAACGCTGAGAACTTTATCCAGTATGCCCGCGGTCTGGAGGTCGGCATGACTCCCCGGGTCGGCGCGTGCATGGTGTGGCGCAAGGGTGCCACGCTGTCCAACGCGGACGGCGCGGGCCATGTCGCAATCGTTGAAAAGGTGGTATCTTCCACGCAGGTACTTACCTCCGAAAGCGGGTGGAACTGCGCCAATCCGTTCTGGACGAAAACCCGGAACAAAGGGGCGGATGGTAACTGGGGAGCCGGTGCCGGATACACCTTTTTGGGGTTTATCTACAATCCCGCGCCCTGCTGCGGTGGGTCCGATCCTCAGTCCTCCACAGCAACCGGCGGCGTGGCGGTGCCGCTGGACGGGCAGAGCTACACGGTCAAGAGTGGAGACACGCTGGGCGCGATTGCCGCGAAATACGGCCTGCACTACATGACCCTCGCCAAGTACAACAACCTCGCAAACCCCAATTATCTGTATGTCGGGCAGGTTATCCGTATACCAAAAACGGAAGCCACCAACGATAAGCAGACCACGGGGGACGCTGCATGGACCCCGCAGAAAGGCGACAAGGTGATTTTCACCGGGAACGTGCATTATAACACCGCCAATTCTGATACCCCGCTGAGCTGCAAGGGCGGCCTCGCTCGTATCACCATCGGGCCATTCCAGCCCGGGAAGAGTAAACACCCGTACCACGTCGTCAGCATGGAGGCGGGCTGCACCGTCTACGGCTGGGTAGACACGGACACGCTGCAAAAAGCAGATTAAGAAAGGACAGATATTATGTATATGATGGCAGAAATCTCATGGACCGTCGGTCAGATCGTTGTGCTGCTGGTAAAGCTCCTTTTCGCCTTTGCCTCGGTGTGGGCGCTCACGAAGTTCCTCCCGTGGCTTTCCCGGCAGCGCGTTTATTCCTACGTGCGGAAGTTCGTCATGGCCGCCGAGAAGATGGCGGAAGCCGGTACTATCAACAAATGCGACAAAAACGCAGTCGTTGTGGACCTGCTGGAGAAGAATGGTATTACTGTAAACGAAACCGTGCGGGCGCTGATTGAGGCGGCTGTAAAAGAGCTGGACCTGCTGGAGGATAAAGTCGTTGAATGGGTGGTCGAAAACGAGCCTGTTGATCCCCCCGACGACGCCCCGGCGGAACTGCACGAAACCGAATAATTGATACAGCGATAGCCGGTGTGGCCCTTGTGGCTGCACCGGCTTTTTTTTGTTACATTCTCTGTTACACTCGCGTTACATTCGCGTTACAATCGAAAATATGTAACATTGCTGGCGTTACAATGTTACATTCATGTTACACCTGTGTAACAGCAAAAAGTTGTTGCGACTCTAGGAGAAATAGGATTTTGTTACATTGTTACATTTATTTCTAATAGACTTTTGAAATAGAGAATATAGGGTGTAATAATACGCCCTAAAACGCCTGTGGACGAGCGCTCATATACGCGCGCGTGATACTGTAACAGGTTTCAAGTATTTGCAAGTAACTTTCAAGTGCGGGCTGTGTAAGGAAAGATAAAAAATTTTAGCTAGGACTATTGACAAGCTAAATATAATTTGCTATACTGCCATTGTAAGTTAAAACTTTTTAGCTGCATAGAAATTGTAATCAACTGGATTCAGCGTTGAATTTATGGGAGGGGCGAACAATGATGTATTTGGCGCAGGCGATATTAGAAGATGGGAGTCTCAATACTGTTATTGACAGTGTAAAAACGGACGACCCCCGCGCGACTATTGAATGGATGATGCGTCGGCATAAGAACAGCTCCAGCTATCGCTATATGGTCATGGTTATTTCCACGCAGGAAATTATTATCAATACGACCCGGAATATTTTCGGAGGCATTTAATTATATACACCTGACCTATCGGGTATACGGGGAGAAAGGACTAATTATGAGCAAGTATTCTGAGCGCCGCGTTATTGACGCGGACAAACTGCGGGCCGCCTGTATTCACTACGATTGGTTTACCCGGGCGAACGTGCGCGAGTATAACCGGGTGCTGGACGATGCCCGCGAACACGGGGTAGATGGAAAGTGGATTGCAAATAACAGCTATCTGGTTTCCCTGATGGAAAAGATCATGGAGTACAGCGACCCCGAGGTGTATGAGGGCATGGACGACACCGGCATTTTGTTTGTGCTCGCAAATGAGTGCTGCACCACCATTTTCACCCGGGAAAACAAAGAGGAGGAAGTAGTAAATGGTTGATGCAGTATCCGCCGCCAGCGGTATAAACGAAATGACCGCGGAAGAGGCACAGACCGAATTAGACCGACTGCGCGATGCGGAGGAGCGTGCGTTCTACGCCTACAGCCGCGCCCCCAAAGACGATCAAGAGCTGTTTGAGCGGTATGTTGTCGCCAATCAGAATTTGATAGAGTTCGCCCGCCTTGTGTGGGAAAAGTTTACAAAGGAGGAAGTACAGTGAAAAAGAAAACCGTATTCAACGCATTTCGGACCGATTGGCGGAGGGTGAAAAACCATTGCCGGACGACGGACAATAAGGGGTTTACCGAGGTAGACCCCACCGACACTTTCAAGAAAAAGCTCCTTATTTCGGAGCACAGCCCAATTCGACTGCTGGAGTTCGACTGGTCGTGGCGGTCTATCGCTTATTGGGTCGCTATGGAATGGGCGCGGCATAAGTTCGAGAAGTTCATTTCTTCTCAGCGTGACGACAGGCTGATCGACGACACGCCGCGCGGAAAGAAGACCCAAGACGCGCTCGTGAACTATGACGGTTTCGCCAATATGCAGAACCTCATTGACGCATGGCGTAAGCGGATGTGCAATGCAGCGACCCAGGAGGCCCGGGAGCTGGCCGAAGATTTCAAGGCTACACTTCACGAAACGCACCCGCTCGAGTCTGACGTGCTGGTGCCTAACTGCATTTACCGTTTCGGCTGCCCGGAGTTCAAGATGTGCCAGCAGCGGACTTTCCTTGAGTTCCTTGAATGGGTAGAGGATAACCACCCCGGCGAGGGCAAGCTGTTCAGCCTGCAAACCCGGTATGACTTGTACAACGAATTTTTCTATGAAAAGCGGAGGGAGAAAGAAAATGCCTAAGTATTATGAGATCGACGAGGCCGCTGCCCGGCGGGCCAAAGAAGCAAACAGCTTTTACAGCTATGTGGAGGGGTCCGCGACGGCTGCATATCGCCGGGAGGTTGACCGGGCGGCGGAGATTGCTGAGCGGCAGAAATCCCGTGTATCCCCCGAATACCATGACCGTATTGATGGGCTGCTGGATGCCTACGCTCGCCGCCTTGCCGCAAACTATAACCACCGTTACAGCATTGACGCGCGGGTGCCGTCTGTAATGGTTGCCGGTCCCGCAAAATTCCCGGTGAAAGCAAAGGAGAAGCAGAACGCCGCCCGGGACAGCAATATGGCTGAGTATCAGGAAATTCAGGGCCTCCTCGACAAAATCACGTCCTGCGGAATGGGCGGTGTTATGAGTGACGATCCTGCCGCGCTTGACAAACTGCGGGCAAAGCTCAAAAAGCTGGAGGACCTGCAAGCCAAGATGAAGGCTGCGAACGCCTACTACCGAAAACACAAAACACTGGATGGCTGCCCTGATCTTACCACGGGTGAGATTCAGGCTATCAGCGCCGAGATGAAAAGCAGCTGGAGGAGCAATCCCGTCCCGTTCGAGGCTTATGAGCTGACCAATAATAACGCTACCATCAAGCGGACGCGGGAGCGTGTTGCGGCGCTGGAGGCAGAAGCGGCAAGAGCCGCCGCTGGTGGAACCGAAGATTACGAGGGCAAGGGCTACACGCTACGGGAGAACACCGACATTTGCCGTATCCAGTTCATTTTCGACGGCAAGCCGGACGACGACGTGCGGTCCCTGCTGAAAAGCCACGGTTTCAAGTGGTCGCCCCGGGAGGGTGCATGGCAGCGCTTACTCAACGATAACGCCCGCTCTGCTGCGGCCCGTATTGCACAGGCTATCGACAACGCGGCAAGCGACGCATAAAGGAGCAGACGATGCTTAAAAGTAAACTCGCGAATTTTGATAGGTTCGATCATAAAGACGGTTGGATCGTCTGGTACGAAAAGGAGAGTGATGAAATTGTATGCACACTTTCCATAACGAAGCATGACGGCCAAACGTGGATAGGGGCTGTTTATGTGTCCCCGACATACCGAAGAATGGGGATATGCAGGGCGCTGCTCGATTTTGCGACCTTTAATGGGGGCGACCATCTGGCCGTGAGAAAATCCAATATACCGGCGCTGTCAGCATATCGGAATTATGGGTTTAAGACCTACGACGAAGATGAAACAAATTTTTACATGAGGTACGATCTCGTTGAATAATAGGTACCGCGCAATATAGTTAAAAAATTTTTGCTGAAACCTATTGACAAGTCAAATAACTTTTGCTATACTGTGTTCATCAGTTAAAAATATTTAGCTACGGAGGTAAACACTATGAAAACCATGGACCTGTTCGTTTCCCTGAACAACTTCAATAATCAGGCTGAGTATGAGGAATACGAAGCCCTCCCGCCTATCGAAAAGGCCGAGGATGATTTCGGAATTTCCGATGTTTTGGTAATGACCGTTGGCTATTCCAAGGTCGTTATTATGACCCTCGACAACTACGAGGCGAAGGCCCGAAAGACCGTTTTGGACCGCAAGATCAAGACCGGCTCCGCTCACTGGTCCGCTCGTTCCATCGCCGTCAACGGCAAAGCGATTGTCATGCACGGGCCTGAGTTCGTCCCCTTTACCGTTGTCCCCGTTGATAACGAGGACGGTTTTGAGATCGTCTACCGCAAAGGAGAGGAGGATGCGGAATGATTAAGGAAATCCACGGCGACCTGCTGACCTGTGACGCGGATGTGCTGTGTCACCAGGCGAATTTTCATGGCGTGATGGGCGGCGGTGTCGCCCTCGCCATCGCCAGAAAGCTGCTTTCCCCGGAGGACTACGACAGATACCAGAAAATGTGCCTCAGAAAAGGTGCCGCGCTGATCGGCAGCGTGCAGTATATCCAGTCCTCCATCGAGCCCCGGTACACCATCGCCAATCTGTTTAGTCAGGATGAACGGCTTATCCATGCGACTGGGGCCGCCACGGACTACAAGGCGCTGGAGAAGTGCCTGATGTTCGTTGAGCAGTATGCCTATTCCACCCACAAAACGGTTGCTATCCCCGGCGGTATCGGCTGCGGCATCGCGGGTGGCGATTGGAGCCGGGTGCGAGAAATCATTGAGCGCGTGTTCGGTGACAATACCGACGTGCAGTTGACCATCGTTTACAAAGACTAAGGAGGTATTACCATGAACCATGCACACACCGTTTCCGTCCGCCGGACCGTTGAGTTCGCCCGCTGCTCCCTGACTGATTTTGTCGAGCAGGCAAAGGCCGGGGCTTTTAAGGTCGGTGACTCCGTGAGCCTCCCGTTTTGCGACAGCGGGAGTAGCGTTAAAATCGTCGAGGTAGTCGTTACCGATGTGGACGACACCGGCACACGGTTTGAAACCCGCGACTGTCTGGGTGAGTATGTCCCCATGACCCGCATGAGCGGCTTCCTTGACCGTGTTTTTGCTGGCCTGCCGGATACCCTGCGGGATGCTATCGCGGACACAGAACGCGGGCACTACGACGCAGACGGCAACACCGTGACCACCCTCGAAAAGCTGTTCCTGCCCGCCGCCCCTGAGATTTTCCCCTACGACGACTGCTGCGGTGATATGGGCCTGTATGAACAGTTGGACTGGTACAAGGACGTTCATAACCGTGTCCGGGCTCTGGACAGCGGCAAAAATGCTGACTGGTACTGGACTTCCTCTCGACGTGAGGGTAGCGCGACGAGCTGGTGCTATGTCAACTACGCCGGCTTTGCCAACTACATCTATGCGTCGTACACCTACATCGCCGCGCCCGTCTGCTTCCGTATCCCCAAATCCTAAAGTAAATCCCGCGCCCCTTGCGGGCGCGGGTAATCTTATTTCACGATAAAGGAGCAAGCCATGGCAAGACACATTGATTTCAGCAAATACCCTCGCGAGGTCAAGATAGCCGCCCATACCATTGGCCTTGATTACAAAAGGCCGTACCAGCGACATGGAAGATTTTTCTTTCGGCCATACCGTAACGGGTTTTGCGCCCCTGTAGATTCTGGCTTTCGGAAGGCGCTCGACGGTATGGTTTCAGACGGATACATGGGGGTGTATCAGCGGGGTGGCATGATGTACTATCACATGACGCGCGTCGGTATAAAATGGCTGGGTGATCTTCTCGGAGTCACAATTTTGATGGAGGATACACGATGGTGAAAAAACGGAAAATGTATCTCGGCGCTCGCGGAAATGGAAAATCAACGATCAGTATGCAGCAGGCCGCAGTCGATCAGCCGAGCTACACATTCTACTGCGAGTTCATAACGCTGCTCGGAGGAAAACCCAGGAGCTGGTTTTGGTTTAAGTTCCAACGGCTGCGCCGCTGGTGGATCATAATGCAAATCGAATGGAGGGTCAATCATGGCTAAAAAGCGTTTGATCGATGCTGGAGATATTGTCGCAGTTGCGGAGAAAGCGTATGACGCGTGGAATCTCGCAATGGCAGCTGCGGACGGAAAGCGCGAGATCAATTTGGTTTACAAGCGGCAGGAGCTCTGTAAAGCCGTGAGGGCAGTCGCAGAAAAGTGTCCTACCATTGACGCGGTGGAGGTCGTCCGCTGCCGGGAGTGTGCAAAGAACGGGCTTTCCACCTGCCCGATTTGTTTCATCGAAAGTCGGACGCTGCGGTTTATCAATCACGACCCGGATTTTTATTGCGGGAGCGGAGAAAGGAAGTCGGATGAATAGAAAAGAACGGCGCAAGGCCGCCCGGGAATCCGGGGTGAAAGCCCCGGCCCAAAAAGTTTATATGCTTACCTATGAGCAACTTGAGAAGATCAAGGACGACGCGATCAACGCCGCGCTGAACGGCCCGGAAATGGACAAGATCAAGGAGCAGGCCATGAACCGGGCATTGCGCGTTCTTTTGGCTATGCCCGTCGTGATACTGCATGACAAATTCGGTTTTGGACGTGTCCGGCAGCAGCGTTTCCTCGGGTATCTGAAAACATGGATCAGGGCAATCAATATGGACGACGGGACGCTGGCCGAAATTCTTGAGATAGCACAGAAAGAGGTTGGCTACGACGTTCATTTTCTGGAGGGCGGGAAATAATGGCAAAACGGATTTATTTCCCGGACGGGTCCCACGAGGATTTCCTTTGCCCGGAATACCCTGAAAATGATATGGCCCGGACTGTCCGGGAGCGGCTCGGGGATGATTTCGCGGATATGTGCGACCCGTATATATTCGGGTCCGAAGAAGAGCCGACTGGTGACGACTATGAGAAAATCGCGGACGGTTATCTGAGTATGCTACACGGTGCGGCGGACGAGATCGGAGCGCTGCTCCATAAATTCAGTGATTGGAAAAGACTTGATCGACTGGACATATATCGGGCGCTTACGAGGATACACCAAAATATCGTGAAAAATCTGTGACGGAGGAAAGTATGAACTGGGAAAAGAAATTTTGGTTAGCGGTGGCAATCGTTATCTCTATTATCGTCGCCGTCGTTGCGACGATCTGGCTGCTCGGCGGGAGGCTTGCGTGGGTCGTGTTCGTGATGAACTTCCCGCTCCCGGACTGGCTGAAATCGCTGCTTTGGGGGTGGGGTGTGTGATGTGTGATGCGTTTATCCAAAACGGGTTTAGACTCCTAGATACTGTTCTATGGCGCGATTGTGAAAAAGATACGCAGTATGAATGGTATTACGTAGAAAGAAGATCGTACCTTATTCGGAGTAAAACCACCGGGGCAATATGGAATGTTCATGCCTCCAATCCAGAGGACGCACTTCAAAAGGTGCTCGGGTCTGCGGGTGTTCATCATTGGCACGATTTGAAAAAAGACCCGAAAGACCTCCCATTGTATGATCGAGAATATCTGTGTTTGGTAAATCTAAACACTTTGGCTTTTCCATCGTCAAAGCAATATATGGTGCTAACAAGGTCACAAATCTTGAAACTCGTTCAGAACGTGTATGGATGGAAAGAAATTGAACCGTTTTATGGAGAACAGGAGGAGAACCATGATTGAGCAGGCGTTTCGGGTGAAACCGGGAACCGATTTCCATAGCGAGTATTTCGCCGCGAGGGAAGAAAAGGTGAAATTCGCAAAACTCGCGCACGATTTCTTCCAGAAAAACGGGTTTGCCGATGGCGGCGGTTTCTACATTCTGGACCGTATGTATACGACGCTGACCGAACAGGAAAAGGAGAAATTCTCCGGGCAGTACGTATCTTCGCCGGACAAAAGCGGCCTATACGCATTTAAGAAGCGATCCAAGCTGCAAAAGCGGTGGGAGGTCGAGGTAGTAGCTCCCGTAAATATGGAGCTTATTCAGAACATAAAGTTTTGGTGGCTTCCCTATGTAAGCCACGGGAGCTACGCCTTGTGGGATTTTGAGGGCGTGATATACGGTCACTTAACGGACCGCAGCGCAGATAAAATCCAGCTCGCAAACTACATGGAACCCATAAAGCTGAGTGAGTATTACACGGCTTACGAGGCCGCAGAAGCGGCAGAAAAGGCGAAAGGAAAATAAATATGGAAAGCTACGAAACAAGGCCAGCGAATTACACCATTCACGCAGACAGTCTTAAAAAGCTGATGATGGAGCACCCAGACCTCCCGCTTGTCATTTTTGCCGGTGATTGTGCAAATTCCGGCGACTATCCGTTTATGACCTGCTCAAGCATTACCGCGGAAGTCGGAGAGGTTCTCGACTGCCTGCAAACCGTGGATGAAGAGCGGTGCTACACAGACCGAAGCGCGTTCGCGGATGATCTGGAGTACAACATGGAAGAGGAACGAAACCGATTTGACGGGTCGGATGCCGAATGGGAGGCGCGCATGGAGCGGGCCATATCTGAATACGACCCATACTGGAAACCCTGTATTATCGTCTGCGTCAATAACTGATCTGAGGGAAACGATATGATAGTTCATAACCACGGGTATATTGCAACGATCGAAATTGACTATAGTATCGTTGAAAGACATTGCGCCATGGAATCTTACATGAAAAGGCATGGGTGGGCAAATATTGGGCTGGGTGATAAGGCAAGACTAATTCAAAACGAGTACAATTCCATGTCTTACGTGGCTTTTACTAAACATTTTGAGGATGTAAAAACAATGGAGTATGAAATTAAAGATATAGAGGATGCCTTTACGAGATAATAAATTGAAAAATTTTCTAAATATCCTCAACTCTCCTCCCCCGGAACGGTATTTCTGCCGCCCGGGGGATATTTTGTTAAAAATTTTTAGCTGAAACTGTTGACAAGCAAAATATTATTTGCTATACTACGGTTATCAGATAAAACTTTTTAACTCATAGGAGGAAATCAATATGGCAACCATCGAATTTATTCAGAAAAGAATCGCAGGCGCGGAACAGAATATCACGAAGCTGACCAATAAGCTGTCCCGTATTGAGGCAGCGGAGGCCACCGGCTGGGAGGTCAACCCGTACTATTATGACGAGTCCGACAAGCGGAGTACGCTGCGGGAGCTGGCTGCGGCTCGGGATATGCTGGCTAGATATCAGCAGCAGCTTACTGAGGCACAGGAAAAGGCGGCATCCCGGAATGTTACCGCCATTCTGGACTTCCTCGGACTGTGGAAAGCCCGCTGCATGGATTTCTACGGGAAAGGGTTACACGACGTGTACGTTGATATGGAACAGATACGGGTGATGGAACGCCGTCGTGGAGAAATGCGGCGGGATGACCCCGCCCGGGCTGATCTTGACAAGCTGATCCGGGAGCGCCGACTAAAGCATTACAGAGAACGGCATGGATTCTATGAAACCCGGGAGGAAACCCGGAACGGCAGGAAGTATACCTCCAGTGTGAAAGTCGCAGATGGTGCGTGGGAATATGTTAATCATTACGTAGGCAAGAGCCTTGAGGAAAGCATGGAAAAGGTCAAAAAGGATTTGGACCAAGAGGCGGATCGGAAATACGATTTTATCATTGATCGGACTTGCGCCATCGTCGGTGAAATCACAGACGCGTCTGGCTTAAAGATTGGAGCCAAACAGGACCTCAACGGCATTATTGTTGGCACGAAAGGCCAGGCAAAGGTTTCTACTATCGGTGCTGGCGGCTACAATATTCAGTGCTTCCATTTCAGGACGCTTATCAATCGAATTTGAGTGAGAGCTACACGGCGCAACCCCGACGGGCATTTGATCCTGTCGGGGTTGCTCCGCTTTGCTAGATAAAAATATTTATCTGAAACCTATTGACAAGCCAAATTATATTTGCTATACTATGACTATCAGATAAAACTTTTTAACTAATAGGAGGATTTAATTATGAAAACTCGGCAGGGCGTTACCTACTTCATCGAAAAGGGCAAGTTCACCATTGACGGCTATGACCTGTTTGACACGCTGGAAGAGCTGGAGGCCGATGTGGATTGGCAGCTCTTGTGGATTCAGGGCAAGGCCCAGAAGATCGGCAACGAATGGGCGCGGGTCGCGGCGTAAGCCCGGCCCCCCTCAATCATATAAAAAGGAGATGCTTTTATGACTGATAAAATTAAAACGAGAGAACAGGCCGCCGTAGTTGCTATTCGCTTTGCGAATTATCGTAGAGAAAACGGGCTATCCACTAAAACGGCGACGGTAGCTAAACTTGGCATTCCCGCCCACCGTATTAGAAAGTTGTTAGATTTTCAAGGCGGAGATATATATTATAACCGTCTTTTTACCGACCAAACGGCTGAAATGTTAGCAAAAAGTATGGGGGTTACGGTAGAATACTTATGCGGGTTCGATCCGACGGATGATGAAAAGCAAGAAGCTATTAGGATGATTGATTCTTCCAATGCGAAAATGGAAGAGGATAATCTACGTATTGCGGAAAGAAAGGCCGAAGAGGCAAAAGAAGCGGCCAGAAGAGAAGCAAACTTGCTTTTTGAAAAGTATACATTTCTGTTCAACCGTCTTGGGTACGGTTATCACACCGGTTCAGGTTTGCATAGATTGACTTCTCAACGACTCGGCTCTGACCGGCAAATTTTGCTAAACGAGGGCGAATTGGGGCAAGTCTTACAATATTTAAGCAGACAGCTTGATTTTGCTGTTCTTAACCTTATTGAGTCGAAAAAGGAAGTATTACGGTAAACAGAGGGTGAAGTGATGGTCATAATTAACGGGGAGCCATATTGCCCAAACTACAGATGCGGCGACTGTGGGCAACCTAGACCATGTCGGAGGAGGATTGATGGGGAGGCCGTACAGATAGCTCGTCCGTGGTTTTTATCACAGGCAAATCCATTCCCGTGCTCTGATTTTTTCCCGTCGGCTATACACGTTTTCGATCTGGCGCATTACTGGATAGACTATGAAAGCTGGTACGCTGATTGGTTATTAGAATGGAAGAATGGGATAAGCAAAGAGGATTTTGAAAAATCATCAATCGGTCTTTGCTTAAATGGCGATAATTCCATTCGATATCACGTGAAAATGAAAGACTGGATATACGGAACGTTATTTGACGGTGATACACTGAGGGCTTTTAAGAAAGAGTATTATGAACGCACACGAAGCGGATTCGGATATAGACTTATCCATGAGTCAATCAATGGCGTAGAAATTAAAACAAGGTGAGGATTTATGATTGAAAAACGATTTTGCCCGTATTGTGGTTTGCCCTTGTCTGAGGGCTGCGACTGTGAAATTGAAGTCGCGCAGTATGAGGAAGAATTGATAGAAGCGCTGGAAGAAAGACAACTTGCGTATGCGTGGCAGCAGGATTTGATCGATCTCCGGCGGCGGGAAAGGTAGTGGATGGCTACACATCTCCGATTGACACGATCTGTCGTTGGTGATATAATCAGTTTACCCCCAATCACGTTGCGGTTCGATTCCGCTATGCACGGTGCACGGTGCAGGGTAGAGGCGGCTCCCATACGCTCCGCCGGTTCGAGTCCGGCTGAAAATGTTGGTCAGGTGGGTGGGGAAAAGACATGAAAAACCCGGTGAGGATTAACCTCACCGGGTTTTTGTCGCAAGCGCGAACACGTTGTCAAAAATCAAGAGTTCGGCTGTGCGCGTTCTGGTGGAACAGGAAGCGCAGCGGGCGAACACCTCGCCGCCCTTTGCTGCGTTCAAATCTGACAGAGTTACAGTATTATTTTCACCGCTAAAGTTGAAAATAAAGGTTATTTCGTCGTCATTTACGAATATTGAATTGACAAACACCTCAATGAGCCTTTTTTGGCATTCAACGTTGGAATAGTCCATCTCCCGGAATTGCAGCAGGAAGAATAGAATATGCTCCCGAGTCAACGCCTGCCCGCTATCCAGCTCTGCCACGGCGATAGACCGGGCGAGGGCGGTATGCTGTGTATCCAATTCCTCTATGCGCGCTTTCGTCGCGTCGGTCAACGGCAGCCCTGCCTCAATAGCCCGCATGATATTGTTGGTCGCCTTTTCGTTGTCTGCCAGTTGAGCTTTTAATGCCCTGATCCTTTCTTGCATAACGTCCCGGTCAAGGTAGTATTCCCACACTCTGTCCGTGATCCAATTCATCAGGTCGCCGTCATATAGGATTTCTTTCACGTGGTCCAGAACATAGGACTCGAGATAATCCTGCCGGACGGCTTTTTTCTTGCACGTCTTTTCTCGTTTGTGGTTTACACAGAGGTAATAGCTGTACTTGTTCCCGCTTTTGCCGGTGCCGGATTCTCCGATCATGGGCGCGCCGCAGCTCCCGCAGAATAGCTTGTCGGTCAGCAGGTAGTCAGCCCGGGTCCACTTGTGCGCCGGAGCGCGCCGGTTCACCTTGAGTAGTTTTTGCACCTTTTTGAATGTGTCCGGGTCGATGATGGCCGGGACACCACCCTCCACTCTGATCTCCCCGTTTTTGAAATCGTAGATGCCGATATACTTTTCGTTTTTGAGCATAGCCCGAAGGCTGTTCTTTGTGTAGGGCTTCCCCCTCGTTGTCAGCAGGCCCCGGCTGTTGAGTTTTGCGATGATCTCCGTGATTGTCTGTCCGGCGGCGTACATGGAAAAGATATCCCGGACTATCGGGGCCGTGTCTGGGTCAATGACAAAATATTTTTCATCGTCCAGTTTGTACCCCATAGGGACAAGGCCGCCCGCGTACTTGCATTTTTTCGCGTTCTCCCGGTAGCCCCGGCGGATATTCTGCGACAACTGGAGGCTGTAGTATTCCGCCATGCCCTCCAGAACGCTTTCCAGTATGACGGCTTCCGGGGAATCTGGCAGGTTCTCCGCGACATATTCCACCCGGACCCCGTGTCGTTTGGCCTGATACTTGTTAAATGTGATCTCTTCCCGGTTGCGCCCGAAGCGGTCAACTTTCCACACGATGATAACCTGAAATTGCCCGGACGCGCAGTCCTTGAGCATACGCTGAAATTCGTCCCTGTCGTCATTCCTGCCCGTCTGCGCCCGGTCAATGTATTCTCGGATGATTGTATACCCCCGGGCCATTGCGTAGGACTGAGCGGCGGCTATCTGCCCCTCAATGGACTGCTCCCGCTGACCGTGCGACGAATACCGGGCGTATACCACAGCGATTTTCCCGGATCGATCCGGCGTGTTGTAATTTATCTTCACGGCCATGTTGCGTACCTCTCAGGCGCGGAGATATTGGCCGACGTTATCCTGAAACCGGCCTTTGCGAATTTTACGCAGGTCCCACCAATACGCCTTGAAGCAGCAGCCCAGCGTGCAGGCGTAGAAAATCCCGGTAAAGGTTTTACCAACATAAAAATAGTGCAGGCCAAGGAAACCGCCGAGCAGGCACAGGAGATATGCGGTCCCTTTCTTTTTGTCGCTGGTAAGAGTGACGTAATTTGCCATGGTATTTACCTCCAATTCACATAGACTACATTGCCGCGCCGCGCTATTATGCGTGGCGCTTTTTCTTTTGGTCGTTGTATTTTTCAGATTCAAGGATTGAAACGATATAAGCCTCAACCCGCGCTTGATCTACTTTGTCAAGCTGGTCAAACATAGCGGCTATCGGATGCACAGGAGCTGGGGTAGTCGTACCGGGATGCGTCGTATGGTCCGTTTGATCGTCGGTGCGCCCGAGCAGATAATCGGCGGATACTCCGAGGGTGTCTGCGATTAGCAGAACGGTGTCGCCTTTTGGCGTGGTCCCTTTCGTGTTCCATGTGCTGAGTGTAGCCCTTGTCGTGCGGAACAGGTCAGCGGCCTTTTGTGAGCACGGTTCGATGCCGCGGCTTAGACAGACGGTTGCATAGCGTTCATAAAAAGTCATAATTTTGCCTCCTGATAGCAGTATGCCCATTCAGCAAAAAATATTTAACTTACTACTTGACAAGACAAATCTTTTTAGCTATAATGCGGATGTAGCAGTTAAATAAATTTGGCTGGCGGGACACCCCGCCCGGTGCTGGTAACACCGGGGCGAGGAAAATGTGGATAGTCGAATACCTGCATTGTATCACATTAGCTAAAACATTTCAACTGCTACAGATAAAAAATTTTATCTTTGGAGGTGAGAAGATGTTGGACAACTGGATTGCCGATGTGGTAGGCAGAATGCACGTCGCTGGTATTACCGGGCAGCAATTAGCGAAAGAGTGCGGTTACAATCCCGCCTATTTGTCTATGGTGCTGCACGGCAACAAGGGCAACGAGCAGACTCGTGAACGGATTTGCGCGGCTCTGGAGCGTCTGGAGAATCAGATGAAGAGCCCCGCAGAGGGCGTAAATGGGTAAGCCCCAAACCGCCCCGTTGGATCGTATCGCGGCAGTCGTGATTGATCCAACACAGATACCGACGGTGGATCGAAACAATTTGTGCGCCGCGATTCTGCCAGCGGTAAACAAATTCTATGACGACCCCGAAAACCGCAAACGCTTTGAAGAATGGAAACGACAAGGATCAAAAATTTAGGAGGCAATTATTTATGTTTGAAGTACGTGTAACTGTTGAAGCTCCTGACGTATGCGCCGCTGTCCGCGAGTTGGCTGCCGCTATGGTCGCCACGGCAGGCGCGCCCCGGGCGGTCAATACCGCCGAAAAGCAGACCCCTGTTCAGCAGGTCCCCACACAGCCCGCGCAGCCCACACAGCAGTTTACCCAGCCCACCACCCAGCAGGCACCCGTACAGGCCACTCAGCCGCCCCAGCAGGCCCCCGCACAGCCCCCGCAGCAGTTTGCCCAGCCCGCGCCCATCACCGCGGCTCAGGCTTTCCAGCAGCCCGTACAGCAGGCTCCCGCCGCACGGCAGTATACCGCGGATGAAATCGCCCGGGCCGGTGCATCCCTGCTCGAAAAGGGCCTCATGCCGCAGCTCATTGCCCTGCTGGGTAAGTACAACGTCCAGTCCATCACCGGCCTGCGTCCCGATCAGTTCCCGGCATTCGCGGAGGACCTCAAGGCCATGGGCGCTGACCTCTAAGGAGGCGCGCCAACGGCAACACCTACAAGCCATGCGCTCTGTTCCGCTTCCGCCTCTGAGCGGTGGCTGAATTGCACCGCGGCTCCCAGATTTGAGGAGAACTTCCCCGGTGAAACCAGCGTCTACGCGGAGGAGGGAACGCTTGCCCACGCTATCTGTGAAATCTACGGGCGGAATACCTTTGGATTCACGGGGAACGAAGAGGCGGAAGCCCAAGTATCCGGGCTGAAACAAAACGAGCTTTTCAAGCCGGAAATGCTGCGAACGGCTGAAATCTATGCCCAGTTCCTCAAGGAAAAGGCTATGGAATACGCCGCGATGCCCGTTGTCATGTTTGAGCAGAGCGTCGATCTTTCCGACTACATTCCCGAGGGCCGCGGCACCTGCGACAACATTATGGTGGGTGGACACCTTTTGAGGATCACCGACTACAAGCACGGTGCCGGGGTTGCGGTATCCGCCAAAGATAATTCCCAAATGCGGCTTTACGCGCTGGGCGCGTTGAAGCTGGTACGGGCGATTTTCGGCGATACGATTACCGAGGTCGCCATGGCGATTGTCCAGCCCCGCGTCCGGGATGATGTGGAAGAGGACCGCATTTCCGTTTCTGACCTCCTGAAATGGGGCGAGGAATATGTAAAGCCCCGGGCATTGGCGGCATATACCGGCGAGGGCGCGACGTTCTGCCCCGGAGATCATTGCCGGTTCTGCCGTGGCAAGGCCGTGTGCGCCGCGAGAGCCGAGAAAAATTCTGCCTATGAAGATTTCAAGGATTGCGTGGAAAAGACCAAAACCGGCTACGAGCTGCGCCCTATGGGCGACGGCAGAGGTATCTTGACAGACCTCGACATTTCCATGCTTCTCCAGCGGGCGAAAGACCTGAAAAGCTGGTACGAGGACCTTGCGGGGTATGCCCTCCAGTCGATCCTCGACGGCAAGCCGATCCCGGGCTATAAGGTCGTCGCAGGAAGAAGCGCCCGTACATTCACCGACGAGGCCAAGGTCAAGTCGATTCTGACCAAACAGGCAGGATTGAAAGCCGCGGACCTCTACAAGCCCAAGGAGTTCAAATCCCCGAACATGATCGAGGAAATGATCGGCAAGAAAGCGTTCGCCAATTTTGAGCTGGATGCCTATGTGACGAAGCCGATGGGCAAACCTACACTCGTCACGAGCAACGACCCCCGCGCTCCGTATAGTCCGGCAGCCGCCGACTTTGCCGGAGTGTCGAACAAAACGGAAAATCAATAATCCGCTAAACGATAAAATCAAAGAAAGGTTGAAGATTTATGTATCAGAATGACCCCATGAAAGTCCTGACCGGTGAAGTCCGCCTGTCCTATGTTCACCTGTCCGCCCCCTACGTAAACCCCAAGCAGCCCAACAGCGAGCCCAAGTACAGCGTGACCCTTCTGATTCCCAAGTCCGATATGGCTACCAAGGCTGACATTGACGCCGCTATCAACGCCGCTATCAATGAGGCCGTCGGAAAGAAGTGGGGCGGCGTTCGTCCCCCCATCCCCAAGATTCCCATTTGGGACGGTGACGGTGTTCGGCAGAACGGCGCGGCGTTCGGTGAGGAGTGCAAGGGTCATTGGGTTATCACCGCTTCCACGAAGAACAAACCGCAGGTCGTCGATCAGAGCAATATCTCCTGTGAGCTGGCCCCGCAGGATATCTACTCTGGTATGTACGCCCGGGTGACGGTCCGTTTCTTCGGCTACGACAACTCCGGCAGCCGCGGTATCGGTTGCGGTCTGGGCAATGTGATGAAAACCCGTGACGGCGAGCCCCTGTCCGGCAGCAGCTCCGCCGCAAGTGATTTCGCCGGTGTCGGTCAGAACGTTGCCGATTCCGTCCCCCAGTATGGCGCGCCCGCTCCTGTATACAGTGGCGTGAACACAGCTCCCAATATGATGGGATACGCCGGATACGGCCAGAACGCAGCGGCAGCTCCCGCGCAGGGCTACACGCCCATGATTAACCCCATCACCGGTCTGCCCATGTAAGCATGACGGGGCCGTGGATACCACGGCCCCTCTTTTCATAAGGAGGAGTCTATGTATCATAACAACCAAAAGTGCGCTTGCGACAGAAAAGATTGCGCCGCGAATAAAGGGGCCTGCATTGCGTTGGTTTCTACCGATTTTTCTGAAAAAAAAGCTGCCCTTTTTACAAGTCTAAGAGCCAAAACGAAACGGAATGTATTGCGGCCATTGAGAGGCTTAAAAAGCTGAACAGGCGGGACATTCTCGATAATTACTATTCCCAAAAAGTCAATCACTATTTGGCGGGTTTGCTGAGTAGAGTACCTGATTGATAACCACAAAAGGAGGCGGGCGTGTGATATACGGAGAAAAAGTATTTATCGTTTCTAACTGCGACGAGCACGAAAGAATATATAACGAACAGTTCGGCATGGTTGTTGATACTTTTACAGACGACAACGGGCATCGGACTGTATGCGTTGATTTTGTTGTAAGGAAAAAAGGCCGCGCGTGGTTTCGTGAGTCGAATGTTATGAGCTTAAAGCAGCTAAGCCGCGTCCTTTTGAATTTCTGAAACACGGAGGCCGAAAATGTTTCATTTGAGCATTGATTTGGAGACGTACAGTAGCGTCCCTATTAAAACCGCCGGTGCATTTCGGTACGTGCAGTCGGATGATTTCGAGATTCTTTTGTTCGCCTATTCTCTTGACGGAGGCCCTACAAAGGTTATTGACCTTGCTTGCGGAGAAGTCGTTCCCGATTGGCTGATCGACGCGCTGCATGATCCATATTTCATCAAGCACGCCTATAACGCCCCGTTTGAATGGTGCTGTCTGTCTAAGTATTACGGCATGATGGACCCGAGCCAATGGCGATGCACGATGTTCCACGGTTTGTACTGCGGGTATACCGCTGGTCTGGAGGCCACCGGCGCGGCGCTGGGCCTGCCGGAGGACAAGAAAAAGCTGGCGACAGGCAAAGCCCTTATCCGCTATTTCTGCGTCCCCTGCAAGCCTACAAAGGCGAACGGTATGAGGACCCGCAACCTCCCGCAGCACGACCCTCTGAAATGGGCAGATTTCAAGGAGTATAACCGTCAAGACGTTGTGACGGAAATGGAGATTGAAAACCGTCTATCCGCATTTCCTGTGCCTGACTGGGTGCAGAAACAATGGGAAACTGATCTGCGTATCAATTCCCGCGGTGTGTTTGTGGATATGGCCCTCGTGAAAGGTGCGCTTGTTATCGGCGCAGAGGTCAAGCAAGACCTGAAAAATGAGGCGGTCAGCATAACCCGGCTGGATAATCCCAATTCTGTATCGCAGCTCTCTGAGTGGCTCAACGCTGAAATCGACAGCGACAAGCCCATTGACAATCTGCGGAAAGAAACGGTTTCCGCCCTGCTGGGAATGGACGGCAACAGTCCCGAGGTTCGCCGCGTTCTGGAAATCCGGCAGGAGCTCGGTAAAACGTCCACCACAAAATACAACGCCATAGAAGCGTGCGAGGGCGTTGACGGACGGGTACGCGGGCTGCTCCAATTCTACGGAGCGAATCGGACAGGCCGGTGGGCCGGACGGCTGGTGCAGGTGCAGAACTTGCCCAGAACCTACACAGACCCAATCGACCCAGCTCGTGATTTCATCAAGGCCAAGAATAAAAACGCCCTCCGGCTGGTATACGGGAGCGTCCCTGATACCTTGTCGCAGTTGATCCGAACGGCCTTTATCGCTTCCCCCGGCAATGTCCTGATTGACGCGGACTTTTCCGCCATCGAGGCGCGCGTCATTTCGTGGCTCGCCAGTGAGGAGTGGCGGTTGGAGGTTTTCAGAACCCACGGCAAAATCTACGAAGCGTCTGCGTCTCAGATGTTCAATATCCCCATTGAGCGTATCAAAAAGGGAAATCCCGAGTACGCCTACCGGGCGAGAGGCAAGGTCGCTGAGCTGGCTCTGGGCTATCAGGGCAGCGTCGGGGCCATGCGTCGAATGGACGTTGGGCACAATCTGGACGACCTGTCAGACGACGAGGTGCAGGACATTGTGGACCGCTGGCGGGATACCAACAGCAAAATCCGCAATCTGTGGTACGAGATGGACAGCGCCGCTATTCATGTCATTCAGAACGGAGGCTCTGTACGGGTCAAGTGCCTTGTATTCGCCCGGGAATATGACACACGGACGGGAAAACACTGTATGACCATCGCGCTCCCGTCTGGCCGGAAACTGTATTATGTATGCCCCTCCGTCGGCATGAATAAATGGGGAAATCCGTCTATCGCCTATATGGGCGTGGAGCAGGGTACGAAGAAATGGAGGCCCATTGAAACCTACGGCGGTAAGCTGACTGAAAACGTGGTGCAGGCAATCGCCCGGGACTGTCTGGCAATCGCCATTGAAAATCTGGAAGCCGCGGGACTTCCTATCGTGTTCCACATTCACGACGAGGTGGTTATTGACGTTGCCCCGTTTGCAGACGACGAAACCATGCTTTCCCGCGTCGAGGAAATTATGACCCGGCCTATCCCATGGGCTCCCGGCCTGCCATTGAACGCAGACGGGTGGGTCGGAAAATACTTCAAAAAGGACTGATTCAAAATGATTAACACTCTGTTCGTTCAAGTCGTTATCCTGATTTCTGCCTTGTTTTTCCTGCTCGCGCTGGTCGGAGAGAAGCGCTTCAAGGACAAGGTGCTGTACGCAATGGTCGCAGGATTTATGGTCCTCACCTTGCTGTATAGTATGCGCTGATCCTTGAGGTACTTAGGTGGAAAAAGCCGGATTGCAAAACCCATTGCAGCCATTATATCTACCGCCGCTGGAGTAAGGGGGGGGGACTCTCTTATAAGCCTGTTTTGTGGTAGCTGTGCGGTGGAAAGCAAGGTGACGGGGTTTAAGCGGGTCGTATGCAATGACCGGCATGAATACCTGATTGCCATGTTGCGCGGTGTGCAGTCCGGCTACGACCTGCCAGAATCCGTCACGGAGGACGAGTATAAGGCCGTCCGGGATAATAAAGACACTGATCCCGTTCTCGCCGGTTTCGTCGGATTTGGGCGCAGCTTTGGCGGCAAGTGGTTTGGAGGTTATGCCCGTGATAAAGTCGGAACGAACCACGCCGCCCAGAGCAAAAAGTCGCTGCTGCGGGACATGGCTACACTCTCCGAAGCTGAGTTCTCGTGCCGCGACTATCGAGAGGTTCCTATCCCGAAAAATGCCGTTGTGTATGCCGATCCCCCATACAACAACACAACAGGATATTCCGTTGGAAAATTTGACTCCGAGGAATTTTGGAAGTGTATGCGGTTGATTGCCCAGACAGGGCATACCGTTTTCATCAGCGAACAGACTGCCCCGGATGATTTCGTGGCTGTCTGGGAAAAGCCATTCACCCGGACGCTTGACCGGGATAAAAACAACCAATTTCAGGTGTCCGAAAAACTTTTTACATACGGAGGACAATATGGATAGTAAGCAGAAGTTGGACATTATGATGAACTACTGCACAAACAGAAATTTTTCGTGCCATAAATGCCCTATTAAGGATATTTGCAAAGAGTACAGGGGTCGGTGGGAAGGGCATGACGACGTTATTGACAGAGCGTTCAGTATTCTTGCCATAGCCGGACATATTTTCGCTCCATCTCCGCAGAAGATTGAGGCGCAAGCGGACGATCCAGTAAACCACCCCGGGCATTATACCAAAGGCGGCATTGAATGCCTCGACGCTATCCGGGCGAGCATGACCGACGACGGTTTTCTTGATTTCCTGAAAGGGCAGATTATCAAATACGTCTGGCGGTATCAGCATAAGGGTAAGCCGCTGGAGGACCTGCAAAAAGCCCGTTTTTACCTTAACCGCATGATTGACATTTTGGAGGGAGGAAAAGACCATGACTAACGTAAAGGAAGCCGTTTGCGGTGACTGCGTTCATTGCGATGCCTGTACCAATATGATGTATAGCTGCCGCCCCAAAAGCGAAACCACAGATTTCAGAGAAATGCCTGTCGGTAAGTGTCCCTATTTCGCAGTGCCCGCGGAATTTGCGAGGAAATCCGTAGACGACGAAACTGTCAGCCTGAAAATGGCCCTCGACGAGAGGCGTGCAAAGTACGAAGCGCTACACGACGAATACGATGAACTCCGAGAAGAGCATGAGCAGCTCTTGGACAAGTTCAAATACGTTTATGAAGAAAACGATAGGCTGAGCGCCCAGCTCGAAATCGTCCACCTGATTTTTGGAAAGGGTTAAACTATGCTGAAATGTAATATCTGTGGTCACAGTATGCTACCCAATAAAGACCTGCATTATATTTCTCGTGGGAACGAAAAGACTGGGCTTGCCGCTGCACTTTCCAGCAATGAACCCCAGTTGTGGGACACATTCGACTGTGAATGGTGTGGGTGCCAGATTTTAGCCCAAAAGCGCAATCGGGATATTTCTGACAATTTCGTGTTCGACAACGAAACGAATGAAGAAGAACCCGAGGAAGTTGACGAGGCCAAAAGGTGCGGGGCCGACACAATAATTATTATGGACGAGTCAGATGGATAAGATCACGATTTACACCGACGGCTCTTGCCACGGAAACCCCGGTCCCGGCGGATGGGCTGCCGTCATTCTTCACGGGTCTGCCCGTACAGAGATTTCCGGCGGGATGTATTACACCACCAACAATCGCATGGAGCTGACCGCGGTTATCGAGGCGCTGAAAACCTTATCGTCGCCCTCCGATGTCACAGTGGTAAGCGACAGTAAATACGTGTGTGACCACCTCGCAAACGTAAAGCGGCTCATGTGTAACCCTACCGCCAAGAATAAGGATTTATGGGGCCAGATCATGCGGGCTACCATCGTCCACAAGATCAAAACGCGATGGGTCCGAGGGCATAACGGGGACGTGTTCAACGCCCGTTGTGATACGCTGGCAAACGCCGAGGCGGACATGATTGCCCATGAAAAGGATATTCGGCAAGCGGTATTTTCTGCCCTGCTGGCTGACCATACGCTATCTGCGGAGGAGCTTGCCGCCCGGTGCCGGGTACATATCACATTCGCGGAAAAATACCGCGCCCAATTCTTCTCCGGGAGGTGAAATCATGGCTGGAAAGAACCCGTACTACAATACGAGCGGATGCCCTGACCCCACGGCATACAAGGCGCTGAAACACGTAGAAGCAGAAACCGGGCCGCTGGACAATAAGGTGTCGTTTTTGATTAAGGTTATCAAATTCATCATCAACGAGTCCGGCTTTGAACTGGTGAACCGTATTGAGCTCAAAGACAAAAACACAGGGAGGTATTTTCGATGAAACCCGTACATGAAGTATTATCCACCGAGGCCCTGCTGGAACAGTTGGCGGAAGAATGCGCCGAGCTGGGCAAGGCCGCTTTGAAAGTCGCCCGGATTAACCGCGGCGAAAACCCTACGCCCCTGCTGATTGAGGATGCTATTTCTAATCTGGTGGAAGAAGTTGGCGACGTTCGCGTGTGTCTGGAAGTGCTCCAGAAAAAGGGCTTTGACTTCAACACCGACAGCAGAGAGCGATATAAGATGCGGCGATGGGAGGAACGGCTACACGAGCTGCTGACCCATCGCGGCAACGATCCCTCTTTGGCTCGACTCGCTTTTTCAGGTCGTACAGTCAAATAAATTTGGCTGAATAACTTGACAGGAATAAAATATTTGACTACAATGAATCTATAGCCAAATAAAATTAACTGGCAAACAAGCGCCCCGCTCCCGGGAGGCAGGGACGTGGGGCGCTTGCTGACCCGGCGGAGGAGAACAACTATGTCACTACAATACGACAGGCAAATAGTTATCTCGGTAGGCAAGAGCCGAAAAGACATGAACTGGCTGCCACAGACCATGACCGTTTCTGAGCTGTACGCCCGGTTTGATAATCCCGTGCGCGGCGTGGAAAACCTTGTCAACTATCTCAAGCTCAAGAAATCCCAGCAGGACGACCTCAAGGATGTGGGCGGATTTGTCGGCGGTTCGCTATCCGGCGGACGGCGCAAGGCCGGCGCTGTTACGGGCAGGGACCTCATTACGTTAGACTTTGACGCGATCCCCGCATACGGTACGCCTGCAATCCTATCCACCCTCGACGGGCTGGGCTGCTCCTATCTGGTATACAGCACCCGGAAGCATTGCGAAACCGCGCCCCGGCTGCGTATCCTCATGCCCCTCGACAGGACGGTAACGGCGGAAGAATACGAGGCAATCGCCCGACGGATCGCCTCCATGATCGGCATTCAGATGGCCGACCCGACCACATTCGAGCCGTCCCGGCTGATGTATTGGCCGTCCTGCTGCGCTGACAGCGAGTATATCTGCAAGCATAAGGACGCGCAATTTGTTTCCGCGGATTATGTGCTCGGCACCTATACCGACTGGCACGACTGGAACGAATGGCCGCAGGTCCCCGGCGCTATCAGCTACCAAAAGCTCGCTGTCCGGCAGGGCGACCCCGAAACGAAGCCCGGTGTGGTTGGTGCCTTTAACCGCACATACGACATTTACCGGGCCATGACGGACCTGCTGCCGGGTATCTACGATCAGTGCGACAACGACCCGAGCCGCTATACTTATCTCGGAGGCTCCACCACTGGCGGCGCGGTTATCTACGACAACGGAAAATTCCTTTTCTCCCACCATGCGACTGACCCGTGCAGCGGTAAGCTCGTGAATGCGTTCGATTTGGTCCGGCTGCATAAGTTCGGTGATATGGACGACGAGGCGGCCCCCGGAACCCCCAACAACCGCCTGCCGTCCTTTACCGCTATGTGTCAATTCGCCGTAGCGGACGCGGATGTATCGGCCCTGATGGCCCGGGAGCGGTCACAGCAGGCCGTACAGGACTTTGAGGGCGTTTCTGCGACCAATGACGACGACCCCGCAAACTGGATGGCGAAACTTGCCTTGCACCCGCAGACGGGCGCGGTAAAGGCCACGATTGATAATGTCATTATCATTCTGGACAACGACCCGATGCTGAAAGGCAAATTCGCCTTGAACAAATTCGCAAGCCGGGGTGAGGTACTGGGCGCGCTGCCGTGGGAATCCGATACCCGCCGCCGCCTTTGGTCCGATACCGACTCTAACGGTCTGTACTGGTATATCGAAAAGGTCTACCAGATCAGCGGGCGGGGCTGCATCGACGCGGCGCTCGATATCCACGCGGCTACACACGCGTTCAACGAAGTCCAGGATTACATTAAGCGTTTGGTCTGGGATGGAGTTTCCCGGCTCGACACTCTTTTCATTGACTACCTCGGCGCAGAGGACAATGAATACAATCGCGCCGTCTGCCGGAAGTCGTTCACGGCGGCGGTAGCCCGGGCCATGGAGCCGGGATGCAAGTACGACAATATGTTGATTCTCTGCGGCAGGCAGGGCCTCGGCAAGTCTACGATCCTCGATAAAATGTCCCGCGGCTGGTACAACGACTCTATCCGAACATTCGAGGGCAAGGAAGCCAGCGAGCTTTTGCAGGGCGTATGGCTGGTGGAAGTGGCAGAGCTTGACGCGTTCCGCCGGACCGACGTTGCCCGTATCAAGCAGTTTTTGTCCCTGCGGGCTGACCGATACCGGGCCGCATACGGGCGCAACGTCAAGGAGCTGCCCCGCTGCTGCGTGTTTTTCGGCACCTGCAATCAAATGGATTTCCTGCAAGACCCCACCGGCAATCGCCGGTTCTGGCCCGTGGATGTGGGCAAGACCCGCCCGACGAAAAGCGTCTGGCAGGACCTCACCAACGCGGAAATCGACCAACTGTGGGCGGAGGCAAAGGCCCGCTGGCAGATGGGCGAGGCCCTGTATCTGTCCGGCGAGCTGGAGGACATGGCCTTTGAAAAGCAGGAACAGCACCGGGAAGCAAGCGCCCGGGAGGGCTTGATCCAAGATTTCGTGCAGCAAAAGGTCCCGTCCGATTGGTCAAAATGGACCATTGACCGCCGCCGGGACTACTGGGCGCAGGCCGCTCACGGTGATTATGAGTTGGTTCAACGCGACAGAATTTGCGCTTTGGAGGTCTGGTGTGAGCTTTTTAACGGTACTGCGAAAGATATTAAGAACGCGGACACGCGGGAAATCAATGCCGTTTTGCAGAATATTCCCGGGTGGTCTAGGTCCGAAAAACCCCTGCGCTGCGGCCCCTACAACGTCCAACGGGGCTATGTGCTGGACTAGCGAAAAACCGTGTTACAAATGCCGTTACATTCGCGTTACATTCGCGTTACAATCTAAAATTTGTAACATTTGAGAAGTTACATTGTTACATTTGAAAATGAGTTTGTAACATGAATGTAACGGCAAAAAGTCGTTGCGGCTCTAAGGGTTTTTGTATTTTGTTACATTGTTACATTTATTCCTAATAGACCTATGGAATAGAAGAAATAGGGAGTAATAATACATCCTAAAACGCCTAATGGCGAGCGCTCATATACGCGCGCGCGTGAATGTAACGACTGCGGCAAAATGCGTGCCGGAAAAATGGATGAAAGCGCCCGGACAAGCTGCCGGGTAAAAAGAATATTGGCGTGGATGGGTGCCGGTCGAAAGGCCGGTAACGGTCCGGGAAAACGGGTTGGGGTGATCGACCCCGCCCCCAATACTGGACTCGCCCCTCGCGCGCACGAGGATTTTGGAGGGAATCATGCAGATCGGAAAAAAATCAGAATCGGCTATCGAGGGTCGATTGCGTGACCGGGTAAAGCTGCTGGGCGGGCGCTGCCTTAAGTTCGTGAGCCCCGGTCAGAACGGTGTCCCGGATAGGATCATACTGCTGCCGGGTGGCCGCGTGGTATTCGCTGAGTTGAAAGCCCCCGGCAAGCGGGAAAGGAAATTGCAGCTTTATGTGCAGGGTCTTATCCGGGATTTAGGCTTTACCGTTATTCCTACGGTTGACAGCTATGACCGTGTGGAATACGTGATTGAGAAGTGCAAAGAGGTGATGGGCTATGAAGAAAGCATTTACGCCCCATAACTACCAGCAGTACGCAATCAGCCGGATCATTGACACGCCCAAGATCGGGATGTTCCTCGACATGGGCCTCGGCAAAACGGCTGTCACGCTGACCGCGTTACACGAGCTCAAGTATCACAGGTTTTGCGTCAACAAGACCCTCGTGATCGCTCCGAAGAAAGTGGCAGAGTCTACGTGGACCAACGAACAGCAGAAATGGCGGCATCTGGAAATGCTCCGAATGTCCGTAGTGACCGGCGACGCAAAGAAACGAATTAAGGCGCTGAATACCCCGGCGGACGTGTATTTGATTAACCGGGAAAACACCCAATGGATTGTGAACTACTACGGCCATGACTGGCCCTTTGACGTGGTGGTGCTCGACGAAAGCAGCAGCTTCAAAAATTCCCAATCGAAACGGTTTAAGGCGTTGAAAACCATGCTGCCCAGAATCTCCCGGATTATTGAGCTATCCGGCACGCCGAGCTCCAACGGCCTTATGGACCTATGGGCTCAGCTTTTCCTTCTGGATAACGGGGCGCGTCTGGGGCGCACACTGTCCGTATATCGGGAAATGTTCTTTGACCCTGACAAGCGTAGTCGGACACAAATCTTTTCCTACGCGCCTAAGCCCGGGGCAGACAAGGCCATTTATGACCTGATTGGCGATATCTGCATTTCGATGAAATCCGAGGACTACTTAGACCTTCCCGCGCTGATTTATGACGACATTCCCGTGCAGTTGGACAGCAAGGCCCAGAGCGCCTATGACCAAATGGAGCGGGATATGCTGTTGGAGGTGGACGAGGATACCGTGCAGGCCAACACCGCCGCCGTCCTGTCTGGTAAGCTGCTCCAGCTTTGCAACGGCGCAATCTACAACGAGGACGGCGCGGCCCTGCCTGTCCATGACTGCAAGCTGGAGGTGCTGCTGGAAACCATAGAGCAGCTTAACGGACAGCACGCAGTCGTCTACTACCATTTCGCCCATGACCGGGAGCGGATCATTGCCGCCCTCGCTGGCTCCGGCCTGACCGTGCGCGTATATAACGACAAGCACGACGAGGACGATTGGAACGCCGGGGCTATTGACATTCTGCTGGCCCAGCCCGCCTCATGCGGCTACGGCCTTAACCTGCAAGACGGTGGGCATCACGTCATTTGGTTTGGCATGACATGGAGCCTCGAAGAATACCAGCAGGCAAACAAGCGGCTCCACCGGCAGGGGCAGCCCTACCCCGTCATTATCCACAGGCTGCTCGTCAAGGGCGGTGTGGACGAGGACGCGGCGGCATCGCTGGAAAGCAAAGACGCGACACAGGAAAGCCTCCTACGGGCAATCAAGGCCCGGATTGAGGCCGTAAAGGAGGGCGCGGCAGCATGATCGGAGAGCTAAAGCCCCGTCCCATCCGTCGCGGCCCGCTGGCGGAGATACTCAGAGCCGGGTTAATTATCCTGCGGGCGAGCTTTGGCATTTGGTCCTCGTCCATGAATCGCCCGGTAAGGATCAGCGATATTTGGAAATCCCCAAACTACGAAAGGTGGTAAGGCAAAATGACTTTGAAAGAATTGGACAACCTGCCATATCTGGGCGTGGAAATCGGTATGTACATCGCCCGTCTGGAGGAGCTGCAAGAAAAGATCAGTTGTGCCGCCCCGCCTTTGTCGGGTATGCCCCACGGCTCCGGCAACAAAAGCAAGGTGGAACAGATCGCCGTGGAAATCGCTGACCTCAAGAAAAAGATTGCCGCCCGCAAGGCAGAGCGCGAACGGCTGGAGGCGTATATCAACGGCATAGAAAGCAGCTTTGCCCGGTCCGTATTCTACGCCCGGTTTTCCCTCGGTCTGTCATGGGCAGGTGTGGCGGACTACGTTGGCAACGGTCAAACGGAGGATGGGGTAAAAAAAGTTTGCTATCGGCAGCTCCGGCGCGGTGGGTAGAGGTTATTCTACCCCTACCAGCTAAAAATAATTTGCGGAAGTGTCCCGAAGTGTCCCGCGCGTCCTTGACTTACACAACAACGGCAGGTACAATAATAGCGTGGATTTTTGACCGCGGGAAGTCGCGGGATGTGCCTCCGTCCCATTTCAGGGGCGACGATCCGCGGTGCCGATGATTCTTGCCGATTCTGGTTTCTCCCTCCTAAAGTAATCCACAAAAATAACGCCTCCCGGCCAACACTCCGCCGGGAGGCGTTGTTATATGCCGGTATAGCTCAGTTGGCAGAGCACTCACCTGATAAGCGAGAGGTCAGCGGTTCGATTCCGTTTACTGGCACCAACGCAGGAGGCCCCTATGTCATACAGGCAGCAGCGGAACTACGAAAATCTGAATAAAGCCATATACCCCGGTGACGGACGGTTCGACATTCCGTTCATTGAGCCGGTGGAATGCTCCGTGGATAACTGGATCAGCTTTAATTTCGCAAAGACTTGCGAGGACCCAGAAATCCACGGGGTACATTTTTTCATCGACGACTACCAGTTCAACCGTGTGTGGGCGCAGCCGGACGCATACCTTGACCGTCTACGGCGGTTTCAGGCGGTATGCTCCCCGGACTTTTCCACATACACCGACTTTCCCCGGGCGGTGCAGATTTACAACCACTACCGCAAGCATTGGCTCGGTGCCTACTGGCAGGATCACGGCATCACCGTCATTCCGACGATCAGTTGGAGTGATTATTCCAGCTTTGATTGGTGCTTTGATGGGGAGCCCGTGGGCGGTATGGTGGCTGTTTCCAGCGTCGGAACGCAGAACAACCCGGTAACACAAGAGCTGTTTATCACAGGATACCGGGAAATGATGGACCGCCTAGAGCCGTCTACCGTCATTATGTACGGGAATGTCCCAGACGATTGCTACGGAAATATCGTGCGCGTCGGTGCATTTCAAGAAAAATGGCGGAAAACAGCAAAAAATATTTGACTATTCAGAAAGGAGGTAGTACAATGGGAGGACGAGGAAGCTCCAGCGGACTCGCCGCCAAAAACCAGCAGCCACCCGCGCCGCCTATGCCCAAGTTGCCGCCGGACGTGGACCCAAACGGTTTCAGCGACACAGATAATTCCCCGTTCCACGACCTGTATAACGGGCGGAACTACTACAACCAACAGAA